GTGGGGCAGATATGGACCGGGGGCTGACCTGGGGAGATACCCCCCACCCCCTCTTGTCAAGGGCGAGTTTGAGACTTGACTAGGCCGGCGCGCTGTGCTATGGGCTGCATCGTTGCTGGTCATAGGGTTGGGCCGGCGCTTTTGTGGCCCCTGTGGCTGGATGGCGATTTGGGCTGTGCGGGGCGTGGTGTGTCGTCCTGTGCGGGGCGTGGCTGTATCGCGTGATACATTCGTTTCAGTCGGTCGGAACGAGGCCGCTAGGGAACGGAGAACCCGATGAGCAACAAGGCAATGAACGTGACTGTTGGCACTGGCTGTGCTGTGCACGCGCAATACAAGGGTGCGACGATGTGTGGGGCTGAGGGGCGTGGTCCTCGTTCTTCTCGCCTGACGGCTGTGGCGGCCGCTGTGACGTGCAAGCGATGCATCAAGTCTGTTGGTGAGCGTGCTGCTGTGCCTGCGCCACAGGAGGCCACACAGGAGGCTGAAACGCTCACGATTGGCGCACGCGTCGATGTGCGGGGCGAGGGACCGCAGGGCACTACGGCACAGGGCACTGTGACCTATACCGACGAGGGCAACGTGTCGGTGGTCCTGGACAACGGTGCGCATGTGCACATGATGCGATCGGACGTCACCAATAACGAGGCTGAGACGCGTCAGGAGGCGACAGCAGCCGCTAAGGGCATGATTCCCAAGGCGCAGCGTGTGAGCCGTCAGGAGGCCGCACAGGCGTTCCAGGATGGCGCAACGATTGTGGTGGCTGAGCGCAACGAGGGCGACACGTTGGTCGTTGGTGAGATGACAACGACACACAGCGTCAATGACACAACCTGGAACGAACTCACAGCACAGGTTGACATGTGGGACGGTCGTTATCCGTCACAGGCGTTCTACGCCCTGCGCAACACAGGACGAGGGAACGATGGCGTGGCACGTGTCTACCTCGTTGAAACCATCAAGCATGGGGACACACACACTGTGGGGCGTGTGGAAATCACGGATACCGGGCTCACGTGGTCGGCTGTGAATAGCCTCGTTGGGAAGTCGCCCTATTACGCCACGCCCCTGGAAGTCCGGGATAGGACCGTCCGGGATGTGTGGGCACAGTTCAAGTCGGACGCCCCTAGGGTCACTCATGGTTGGGCGGATTACTCGGTCGAGATCATTGAACCGATGGCCCTGGACGAGGCCGCACAACGTCGGGCGTGTTCCCATGCGATGACCGAACGTTCATCCACAGGGCGTAAATGCTCATCCTGTGGCGTGGCAATGATTCCAGGCCGATCGTTGATTGACGCGTTTACCGCAGGATATGAGCGGGGCGTATGGGAAATCGAGCCCGATGGAAATCCTGCGCCTCCTGAATTCGACCAATGGATTTCCTCCCAATAGTCAACCCTCTTTCATTCCATCAATTCACTCACTCACCAAAGGATTAGAAAAATGACCAACACTGTTGCATCTCAGCTCATCGAAAACATGGAATCGGCCAAGGCTCGACTTCAGGCGTACGCGGAGCAAATCGAGTCGGGCGTCTACGTCACTCGGGAATCGGTTATCGACTTGTCGGCCTACTTCGGTGCCTCGTTCTTCCAGGAGGCCAAAGCGTGGATGGAGCGCAAAGGTTGGGACGAGGCCGCAGACTTTGACCCGTCTGACGAGTTTGCCGCTGACGCCCTGGACGAAATCCTGGAATCCTATGGAATGGAATCCGACGAGGGCGCGATTTGGGAGCGCACCGAACATGATGAGCCGACTGTCGACGAGACGCCGATCTCGGAATTCGGGCTCGATTTGGTCATCAAGATTGGCCGACCGATTGAACTACTCATCACTGTGGGCGGGCCGTACATTGCGGTGGAACACGATTTGTCCGAGAACAGCGCTCGACTCGTCGGTGCATGGGGAGGAGACAAGCACACGTTGCATGATGCCTCGTTCGAAACTGTGCTCGACTACCTCACAGAAGGCACACTGGACGAGATCCGAGCCTCGTCACCCAACCTCCTGGACTAGATCAGCAGCATGGCACACAGCGGCCTAGTCACTGTGTGCCGTGTGGTTAGACCTAGACCCAATGGAATGGAGAGAACAATGGGAATCACCGACGAGGCACAGACACTCATCCGCAAGATGGTTGACGAGTTGGGCACTGTGTGGCTGAACAACATTCACGGATGGTCAACGAGGGAATTCGAGTTCAAAGACGCACAGGAGGCCATCAACGAGGCACAGGAGGCCGCAGGGCGTAACCCTCGTCTCGTCCTGCGACTGCTGTCTGGCAACCATCGCGCGGCGGATGGAACCGTGTCCGGTGAAGTCGACTTCCGTTACTTCCAGCAGAACTACGGCGACCACTTGACTGATGCGGGATACACAGACTGCGACGTGCCCGCCATCGATCTCGTCTCGTTCGATGCCAACGAGGAGATCATTGATTCCCTCGTTGGCGATTACTCGCACCTGGACGAGGCTGGTTACATCGAAGATGGAGACCTGCGCATGGAAGTCGAGAACGATTGGCTAGCTGAGGCCATCAACGGTTACCTAATTGATGACATCGAACTAACCGACGAGGCTGTGGCAGATCATTGGTCCTGGACAATGGAAGAACATGAGCGCAGAACCATTTACTACGCTGCGCTGGAATCCATCCAATGGATGGCGGAATTTGATGGCGAGTCGCCCGTTTTCAGCAAAGAAGACGAGGGCAAGATCCTGGAATTCGTCACAGCCGCTGTGATCCGCGATATGTCCATCGCTGGCGAACGCCTGGAAGAGATTCCGGGCTACGACTACCTGGACGACGAGGGCACACAGACACAACTCACGTTGACTGATGGCACCAAACTACTGCTGGAAGACTTCCAGGTCCTCAAGTCGCCGTGGGGAGACGCCCCGTCTGCGGACTACCTCAAGGCAAAGGGCGTCGACGGCTGGATGCCAAGAGGCGCAGGGAACGCGGATCCCTACATCTGGATCCTCCGCAGCGTCAACGGAACATTTGCGGTCGCGTGCATCGATTCCACCGTGCTCGCACAAGAGGCACAGGAGGCACAGGGATGAGCACACGCGAAGAGTTGCAGCGGGCTCGCGCGGCCTTGGAAGAGGCGCAGCACAACCTACGCGCGGTCACTGTGGCCGCTGTGCGCCAGGGAATGACCAGAGTTGACGCTAGCGAAGCATCAGGCGCAACGAGGGCAACCATTAACCGATGGCTTGCAGTGCCTCGCTGGCGCGTCTATTCCGACGAGAACGAACTAATCGGATTTGTCGACGCAACTACGGAAGAGGCCGCACAGGACGAGGCGCAACGCCTAACCGATAACGCTATTGGCGTGTGGATAGAGCAGGCGATCTAATGGGACTTATCGAGATCCTGTGCATCATTGTCCTATCCGCTGCGGCAATGTTCGGCCTCCTCGTTGCCTACGGGCGTCACCTAGAAGCACATCCAGAGAGATCGGTTATCGGCTCGCAACTCATCGCTAAGCATGGGCAAGCTGTGGAAGAGGTCACACGCGAAGCATTCCAACGAGGGATAGAGGGCGAACGAGCCGCATGGCTTGACTGGATGGAGCGGGAGGCCGAGCGACAGGACGAGGACGAGGACGAGGACGAGGACGAGACGCCCGACGAGGACGAGACGCCCGACGAGGAGGCGCAGCAGGACGACGAGGACGAGGACACTGGCTGGATTGATCTAGTCCGCTAGGCCGCAACACAACCAAACCGAGACGCCCCGGATGGCAATAGCTGTCCGGGGCGTCTCTCGTTGTGTCCAGGGCGCCGAACGAGGGCAACCAAACCACAGCCGCACCGACGAGGCGGAACACAAGCAAAGAGGCCGCTCACAGCCACACACAGGCGCAAACTAGGGCACCGTGACCAACTACGGCTGAAATAGGGTTACGAGCGTCTATGGCGCAACGAGGGCGCAGCACCGGAATCCTGGCAGGCCACAGGCCACGCCACAAGCTAATACAATGGGCAATACAAACCCACGCCCCAAATCCGCCGGCCTCCTGTGCGCCGGCAAATTCACTATCTCAAATTCACGATTCACCAAACCAAACCCAATCCCACCATCCGGGATCCACTATAGCAAATCCGAGATTCAGGATCTGACATATTCACGATCATGAATCCGGGGTTCAATATCGCGGATTCGGCCCTCTTCGAACACATGTTCGAAAGGCCGCTGCGCCGGCCCTAGTAGGCAATTTAATGGGCAACTTTTCGCCTAGTAGGCGATTATATCAGGCCCTAGTAGGCAATTAATTTGGGCCGAAACGCAAAAAAGCGGGACACCCCAAACCCGAAGGCCAGGATGTCCCGCTCAAATCACAACCGTATCCGCGCCAACCACGCGTACGGGTCACACCAAGTAGGCAACACATTCAGCAAATGCGCAGCCGTCACCAACACGGCACCGCTCGTCAACACCGGATGCGACACCAACCCACGATCCACACCCTCAGACAACAGCTCACCCTCATCAGCAACCACCTCATACACAGTCACCAACGCCACCAACACGCCCCACGCGTGCATGGCTTTCACAGCCAATCACCCGACGAAGCATTCGGGGCAGGACCAGTCACACGCTCCACGAAACCACCAGCCTGTTTCCTCAGATTGCAGATGAAGTGCGCGGCCTGAAAGTTGCTAGGCGACTCAAGTAGGCGATGATTAGGGTTCTCCAACTTGAGCACCGACACGGGGATGATGTGGTCCAACGACCACGCCCAATCCTGTTTGCCGGTCAACGCGTAGTCGATGTCACCGCCACACAGTGCACACGGAGCCTTGGCCTGCTCGCACTTCTTCCGGAACCTGGCCCTAGCTGTGCGATATGGGCGACCGGAACGCCCCTTGTATTTCCCCATAGCGTCTCCCGTAAATCTTCTCGCTCACCGCATCCAGGAACCGGGCATCAGTAGCCGGATACGACTCACGGGTACCTGTGTGCCAGGCTCGGCGTGGACCGTCACCAACAGCTAGGCGGCGCTGGTCCGCACGCACAGCAGGCGGCAAATCATCATCATGGTCAAACAGTGACGGGTTGCAGTACGCCACAGGTTCCAAGGCTTGTTGAGCCCAGATCGATATGGCCTCATCGCATGGCGTGTTCGGATGCTCCCGCATGTACTTGACTGCCCGTGGCACCAGGCGTGCCCGCATGAACACGGCCACGTGGTGGCGTAACTGGCGTGACACAATCCATGCCGGATCAGACAAGTGCAGTGTGAGTGCAATGTCGTCTTGGTTGGATTGTGGTCGGCTGGTGCCCAAGTAGCCGGAAACAATGTTGCAGGGTGCGGTTGAGAGCATTTGGCCTAACAGACCCCCTCGGGGGGGTGCGTTCTCGATTCGGCCACGAAAACTACCCCCCACCCCCTGGTCCCAAATTGGGATGGCGTCGTCTTCGATGACCCCCACCCACTCGTCTGACCATGTGATTCGTTGGGCGGCATCCTTCCATGCGTCAGCGTGAGCGATCGTAGGATTGGAATGGACATCAACCCACATCCATGCGCCGAGGGAGTCGGCCAGTGCTCGGCCACGCTCTAACCGTTCAGGCACGGTGAGCACTACCAGGCTCATACGATCTCGGCTTCCACCACCCCGACAGAACTCAACTGGCCCAGCCGGATACGCACAACCGAACCGCCAACCTTGTTCGCAATAGCGCGAGCAGGACCGCGAGTCTCATACGCATAGATGCGAGGCTTGCCGTTGCTCCACTCCGGATGTGCCGCAAACTTCGACTCACCCTCAGCATTCAACGCCACATACAAGTCACTCACTTAATCAACTCCCTCATCAACTGCGGCTTATTCACACACAGCTTGTACAAATCGAACCGCCAACGATTCGGATTCTCAACAGACATGTCACGATCAGCAGCATGGTTGAAGCTGTAGATCACACCAGGCATACGCGTCACCTTGCCGAGTGTCTTCGCAACCAATTGGAACGCCGAATCGTCGTAACCCCAGCGAGGCTCGAAACGCTCATCCATGCCACCCCACTTCCAGTAGGTGTCGCGGCGAATCACCATCGTGCCACCCACCGAACCCCGATACTCTTTGTCGACAGGCGCAGCGTGCAGATCGGAGGAGTTCACATACTCGCCGGGGATGTGCCGGTAGTAGGTGAACGGGTAGATCACCTCATCGCTTCCCACGGATTCAATTGCCTCAAGTACGCGGGCAACATCAGGGATGGTATCGGCGTCAGACAGGACAACAACATCCGCCTTGGACTGTCGCACAGCACGGTTGCGAGCTTCACAGATTGAGAAAGCTTTGCGCCGGCCATCGCTGTCACCTTCGATTGGATTGAAGCCGTGGTGTTTCCAAAAGTCGATGACACGTTCATGTGCAGGAATCCTGTCTGGTTGCGCCCGCCAGGGGATGCAGATGTCAGCGGTCGTCGTCATCCTCCACCTCACGGATGTGCAGGTTGGGTAGGTCGAGTTCCAGGGCCACAATCGCTGCCCCGTACCGCTTCGCATACCGGCGTGCCATCTTCAACGTCTCATAGATGCGAGGCTGTGAGGGTGTGCTTGACCCGCCGCCCAAGTTGATTCGTGGCTCACCATTCGATGTGTAGGTGACGAGCAGGTACTTCGTGCCGTCTTCGATGGTCATGTCTCCTGTTTCATGTGAATGGGGCAATCCGGGTCGATAGCGGCTAGGTAGCTCCACGACCATGCAGGTGCGCCAACGTCTTCACCATCGACGCACCTGTAGCCACAGTCAGTAGCCATGCCCGGTTCGAACTCCGTCGTGCTCAACCTTTATTCCGGGCAGATACCCGAACCTGTACCCCTGCCTCAACAACTCATCGCGTTTACGATCCTCACTCCACTTACACGTAGGCCAACCCGAGGCGAAGACCGAACCGCGCCACACGGACGGGTTGCAGGTGAACGTGGCCTCGTGCTCGATTACGCCGTTGTAGTTCACGAACTTGTGGCCCTTGTGCTGCAAGGCTTCGATCAGCCCGCCATGCTCGTGCTCGATGGGGAAGTGCGGGCCGCGTAGTAGCGCGATCTGCGCGAGATATGGCCTGTTGTAAAGCACCTCAGACATCAGCGACAGCCTGACATCCGTAATGAACGTGAAGTCCTCTTCCAGGAACATGCACTCCTGGCCCTGAGCTGCCTCGCAGACCGCCGTCATGGCCTTGCCGTAACCTTGCCCGCCAACTTCCACAACGTGCCCGTACTGGCGCAGCCAGGCCGAGTGTTCCGAGTCTCCGGAATCGTCCACGAACACGATGTCGCTGACGCCGGCCAAATGCTTATCGACGGATGCGAGTGCTCGACTTATGTAGTCTTTCTTGCGATACGTCCCTACGATGAGTCGCATGGCAGCTCCAAGTCTCCATACATTTCAATGATCTCTTTCGCCCACGTAACCTTGTCCTGCACTCGCTGCCCGTATGGCTGGCTAGTTGACCACAGTTCAAGGTTTTCAATGCGGTTATCCGCCCGTTGTCCATTGCGATGGTGGACCGACTCAGAGGAAAGCAGTTCCCGACCAAGTTGCTGCTCCATTACCCAGCGGTGCTCGGCTACCTGTTTTCCGTCCCGAGATACATGGCGGTACCCATTGGGATCGATGGTGCCAGCGCCACGCGGGGCGACCTTCCGCAATGGACGCAGCTCCATGTTGTACTTGTACTTCTGCGCCCAGTGGCCCGCACATAGACCTCGCGCCTTGCCGGGTTTCCCGCAATCCGGGAAGGTGCAGGGGTTTGCTAACCCCCATTCCCGCCAGCGGTCTACGCGCATGTGGCAACCACCAACTTCGGGTTCCTCGACATAGCGAGAGCGGGCATCACATCCACAAGCACGTCCCGATTTGGCACAGTATCGAAAGCATCAAAGATCACGGTGTCCACGTGCGCTCCACGCCATCTGCCGCCACCACGGTACGATTCGAACCACATCTTCGCGTGATCTCCGAACCGTATCTCAGTGCCAACCCCCGAGTTTCGGAACTCGAACGAACGGTCCAGCGCGTCCGGGCTCACCGGAAGTTTGGCGAACAGCGCCCTCATTCGGTGGAATGCTTCGCGCGACTCGGCGTGGGTGCGGGACACGTACACAACCTTGCGGCCTTCAAACAGGATGTCAGCATAGGCGTAACGACATACCATCTCAGTCTTGCCCGACTGCCGATCCCCGAACAGCTCAACCACTGTCGTGTTGGGTCTCCATTCGCCCGGGATTCGCTCGGGCACAGGCTTGCTGTGCTTACCCATCGTCGTCCACCTCATCCACATGAACACGATCACACTCATACGAAGGCGAATCATGCTCCAACGCAGCCTCATAGGCGCGCTCAAGGATCATCTTCCCGTGATAGTGATTCTGCTCAGGCTTGTGATACGACGACACCAGGCCACCCATGAACCCCAGGTCGCCGTCATAGAATTTGTGATCGACCGACAGCACCCAGCCGACCGGGATCGCGTTCTGCACGCTACCTTCACCCTCGCGGGCAATGGTTTGCACTAGTTCTGCGATTGCGTTGTCCAGTTTCTTTCTGGCGGCTTCAATCTTCTCTTTGGGAGTCTTCATCTCACCCCATCTGCTGGTTGAGCCAAGCGGCAAGGTTCTGGGTGTAGGTTTTCCCGTTGTGTTCCTTGCGTGTGGCGTAGCTGGTGTGGTCGCCGCCCTTGTATCCACGGAAGAGCTTGATGGCTTCCAGCCATTCGCCCATCGTGAACTGTCGCAGGGGATCGACTTGCTGGAACTGTCCGCGTCGGAGCTTGGTGAACATGCTCTCTCCCCAAGCTGCCGGATCAACGAGGCTGAAAGCTTCAGACTGATCCGCAAGGGTGCGAAGAGGGCTGTTACTGGGGCAGAGGGGAATCCCATCCTTGGGGTCCGCCTTCCACATTGCGGGAATGCCATCGATTGGGCGATGGCCGGTGATGCCCCATTTGCCGCGAGGCATACCGGGAACGTTGTTCGGCATGGCGGGATCCGCGATCAGGCCGACAGCGCGGAGTCGTTTGTCGCCCCAGGAGGCGTAGTCGCCCATCAGCTTCGCGCCACCCGAGAACCCGAGGCCGACGGCTGGCCCAGTACCCAGGTAGTCGCTGAGCATCCTGTACCCGTCTGCGAGCGACCGGCTGAACGCGTACCCGAACGGTTGCGGCACAGGACCGTACGATGCGCTCCACGGCAGGTGGATCACCCTGACCGGCTTGCCCCGGAGGCGTTCAACCTCACGCACAACAGCCATGAGGATCGGGGACTTGAGCGGTTCACCAATACCGCGAGCACACACGATCGTGTCAACCATGCGTCAACTCCTGAAGGCACACATCCACCGCGTAGTCGATGAGGGCGGCAGTGGTGCCACCGTCGCGAACTTCGGGGACTTGGATGAGCCCGCCACGGGCAGGGAGGTGATAGGTTCCGCCTCCCCAGCCATCGCGAATCTTCTGCACGAGATGTTCTCGGGTCTCTTTCACACCAAACTCACTCTCGAAATCTCGCCACCCAACAACAGATACGTCAGACCGCCAACCTTCGCGTCACCACCATGAGCCTCCCGGAACCAATCCGAGCCAGGATCAAACGTCGGAGACGAAATGCGAGTCCGATCACGAGTCGTCTCAATCTCATACGTGTGCACATGTCCGTGCTGAAGGACACTCGAATGGGCGGCAGGCTGCTTGTTCAACGACTGCTCAGCCCACCACGTCATGCCCTTGCCGCGCCGCCACTGATGGCCGTGAGCCAACGTGACAAGCGAGTCCCCGACAGGGACAGTCATGTTGCCCGACCACTCATTCGGCACACGAACTTCCACGGTGCTGTAGGCGTCCAGGTTCAACGACATCGCATCATCGACAGCGATCGCACACTCGGTAGCCCAACCATCGCCAGGCTTCGTGTTCATCATGCGCTGAGCCTCGTCGTGGTTGCCGTTCACGACATCCAGGTACACCTTGGGTACGTGGTGCCGGAACTGATCGACAGTCCACAACAGCAGCCTGCGGAAGATTCGGGTCTGCTCGGTGATGGTCTCTGAGGTGAGCCACAGGTTCTTGCCGCCCTGAGACACAACACCTTCCATGCAGTCACCCACGAACGCGAGCTGCACACCATCAATGTGCGTGTAGTCCTGTGCGAACAGAAGCTCTTCAACCGCGTTGTCAACGGACAGTTTGAACGCGCGGATGATCTCTTCGGTGCCGCCATCGCGTGCTCGTTTGCCGAGTTGTAGGTCGCCGGCCTGGAACACGAACCAGGCACCAGACCCGCTCGCGTGAACAGGTTCTGCCGGTTCGGCCTTCTCGACCTGGGTTAGGAGGTCGTCGAGATCAACCTGCTCGGGTGCCGGTCGGAGCTTGTAGGCGTAACGGGAAAGAGTGCGCCCATCAGCAAGCTCGCGATGACCGATAGTGATATTGCCGTCAACAGCAAAGGCTTTCGGGTCATGGCCGAAGAACTCCAATAGCTCATGCGGCGTCTCGGGTTGTTTCTCCATGACGCGCGCTTGGGTGTAGTTGCCGTCACCATCGAACGTGGTTTCCCGGTTCTCTGGTTCGACGGCTGTTGGTTGTGTGAGCAGCTTTGCTAGTTCACCCATCGGTCCTCACTTTCGCGCAAACGCATTTGGAGTTCAAATGATCCTTTAGAGCCGTTAAACCGAATAGAGGCCCGTAGAACCTTCTGATCTGGCCGTGCAGGTACACCCGCTTGAATGTGCCTGCCAATACCGGTAGGGCTTCCAAGTCCTCACTGTCGAGCTTCTGTGCGACAATGCACTTCACTCGGCTTGGGCTTTCGCGTAGTCGTACATCTCCTGAGTGTTCTGCGTCCACTCGCCATCCGGATACAGCAGCACTGGGGTGGACTTGAGTCCGCGAGCCTGCATCCACTCGAAAGCCGATTCCGTTTGACGAATATTCAACACCACCAGCGGAACTTTGTTCGCGTCGAAAGCCTTCTTAACGAAGATGCACGAGCCGCAGCCAGGCTGACTCAGAAGAGTTGGTGTACTAACGTTCATGTGTTGCCTTTCAGATTTACCAGGACCAATCGTTGTCCTCGGTTTGTTCAGTAGTGGCAATCACATACGACGAACCAGCCCCCGAAAAGAAGTCATGGTTCTCGCCGGAGTTGGGCGACAGGGCCGACATGATTGCCGGATCAACCTGTACGTCCGCTTTGGGGAACATCGCCTCGTAGCCCAAATTCATGAGCGCCTTGTTGGCGTTGTACTTGAGGAAGGTTTCGACATCCTCGGCCAACCCAACCTCGTCGTAGAGGTGCCGGGTGTACCGAATCTCGTTGTCGTACAGATCGAACAGCAGTGAGTAGGTGAAGTCCTTCAGCTCGTCACGGCGGGCAACCGTTTCGCGCCCGAGTGCTTGCTGGAACTTCAACCCGATGTAGTAGCCGTGGATCGCTTCATCACGGATGATGAGGCGGATGACATCGGCTGTGTTGGACAGGCGGGACCGGGCGCTCAGGTAGAGCGGCCAGAAGAACCCGCTGTAGAACAGGAACGATTCGAGAAGCGTTGAGGCGACCTTCTTTTTGAGCGGGTCGTCTGCCTCGTAGTAGCCGATCACGATCTCAGCTTTGCGCTGTAGGTATTCGTTCTCCCGTGACCAGCGGAACGCTTCGTCGATCTGTCGGCTGTTCGACAGGGTCGAGAAGATTTGCGAATAGCTCTTGGCGTGTACGGATTCCATGAACGCAATGTTGGTGTACACAGCCTCTTCGTGAGGTGTAGCCGCGTCCTGGATCATCGAGACGGCACCGATGGTGCCCTGGATGGTGTCGAGCAGGGTGAGGCCGGTGAACACCCGCATGGTGAGTAGCTGCTCTACTTCGGTGAGCTGCGCCCAGGACTGCTGATCGTTGCTGATCGGGATTCGTTCGGGCACCCAGAACTGTTCAACAAGTTTCTGCCACACGACGAGATCGGTTTCGTCGGGGATGTCGTTCCAGTTGATGGCGTTGAACGTCAACTACTATCCTCTCAGTCTTTCGATGACCCAACGCCCGATGTGCCCAACATCTTCGGGATGGACAAGGCCGAACGGCGTGGTCGTATCGTCCTGTGGCTCTTGAAGCCAGAGGGACACACAGTTATCGTCGAGCACGTCGTACACGGCCTGTTGAACTTGGGCTGCGGTAAACAGTTGCTCAGTCACGCAGCCTCATTGCCGCGTCAGTGAGCGCGTGGTCCACGGCCTCAGTCATATGTGTGTCCGCGAGCCGGAACAGGGTGTCCACGTTGGAGGTGCTGTGGTGGGACGTGATGATTCGGTAGGCGTGCTCGTCACGCCAGCCTGCCGGTTTAGCGACCCAGTGCACGCGGACATTGCGCTTCTCGGCGTTGATGCCTACCACGATGCCAACCTTGAAGCTGGATGTGTTGCCGTCTCGTGCACCACGGCAGACCCGGTTGCCGACAGAGAAGTATTGGCCTAGCCAGTTTTGGATGCGTTCGTTGTCAGGCAATCGGTTCCGCGCTTCCATCCTCGTAGCCGTCGTTGTAGCCGTCTTCACGGCCCTCGTCGTAACCCTCGTCGTAGCCGCGTCGGTACGCCTCGTCTACCTCTTGCTCATGCAAAGCCTGAATCGATGTCACGGTGCAACCCTCCCGTTTGTGTTGAAAGCCTTGTGCGTCAATGGCGTTACAGCGGCGAAGAACTCTTCCATCTGCTCGGCAACCATCTCGATCTCCTGCTGCGGATACGAGGGAAAGTGCGAGCCATCACGCTTGGTGCGGAGGGACAGAAAGTTCATGAGTCCGCGAGCGTTCATGGTGACGTAGAAGCTGGTGTAGATGTTGAGTGGCAACACCATCCGGGCAACCTCGCGGGCAACACCCTCGTCGAGCATGTCCTTGTAGGCCGCGTAGGCTTCACGTGCCCCGTATCTGAGGCACACGCGAACTGCATGTTGCTGCTGTTCGGTGCCTGTGACGAACTCGTAGGCCCCAGCCTTGCCGACCTGCTGAAGGGGCCGCGTCACGTCGGGAACATAGAACACCGGGTCAAGCTGTTTGTACCTGCCGGATTCCTCGTTGTATGAAGCGATCCGATGCCGCATGAACTCGCGGGCCACGAAGATCGGGCACTCGACAAGGAACGTGAACGTGACGTGCTCAAACGGGCTGCCATGTCGGTTCTTTGCCAAGAAGTTGATGAGGCCGGCGGACTCGCTAGCGTCGGCAAGCGACTGTGCGCCCACGGTTGACACGCGAGCGGCGGCGGCTATCGCACTGTCGTCGCCCATGTGCCCAACGAGCTGGACACCCATGTCGGAACGGAACTGGATGTCACTCACTGATAGCAGCCTCCACCTGAATGTAGTGCGACTCAGGATCGTCGGTGGCAGTGAAGACGCCATTCACGAAGTATCCGTAGCGGTGACTGAAGGTGAAGTCACTGGGCTTCGCGGCACCGCCCGCATTGTGTTCGAGAAGCTTGTTCAGCATTTTCAGCCGCGTCCACTCAAGGTCTTCCAGGTCATCGTCGACTTCTGCGATCTGGTAGTAGCTAGCCATCGAGTTCGTGAACCTCCACATGTTCAAGGTCGCGGTGATCCCGGCACCAACACTGCTCGGGAAGAAGGTCTGAGCGATCACAACGCCCATCAGTTAGCGCCAAGCGATTACCTTTCTGAGACAACAAAAGACGCCAGCAGGCACGATGAATGTCTGCTGGCGTTTCGTCTGTTGGGTCCGGGTAGAAGGAATCGAACCTCCGGTGCGTTTCCGCCTGGGATTTACAGTCCCATTCCGCTCCATGCGGTTACCCGGTTACGGCCATTTTGTTTATCGCGGTTCGGCCAACCGCGCTATACCCCATCCCAAGGGCAAGCTCCCCGACAAGGATTCGAACCTCAATCTCCGCGTCCAGAGCGCGGCGTCCTGCCGTTAGACGATCAGGGAATACGGGCTCACCGCGAGAGCGTGATGAGAACCCCGACGCCGACTGCGACATAACAGATTACGGCGATGCATGTCACTGCGCCAACGATTGCCAGGAACTCCATCAGGTAGCCGCCACCAGTAGCGCAACCCCAGTGGGATGACTGAGGTCAAACCCACCCTTGTAGGTGGAGCTTCCCTGCGCAACACCCTGCGACAGAGGCGAGTCGAGCACAGCCTTTGCGACACATGCGACCGCCGCGCCGATGAGCAGCGCCCCGAGGAGAATCCCCCCGATTACCAGCGCGGTACCCATCAGAAGCTTCCGCCGCTGTCACACGAAGACGAGGACGACGAGCTGTCACACGACGACGAGTAGGACGAGCCGCTGTCGTAGCCGCTGTTGCTGTAGCCGCCATACGGGGTGGTGCTGCTGCAGCTGTCGTAGCTGCTGCGCGAGGGCGTGGCGCTGGTGGCGCGCTTCTTCTTACGTCCAAACATGTGCTACTTCTTTCCCTTCGTGAGCAGGCCGATCAGGCGGGCATACGCACCCGAAGGTGCGTGACCCGGCTTGTAGGTACCGTGCTCGATTGGTGGTGCCCAACAGCCCTTCGTTGCCATTGAGTTCACGTCCGCATCCACTTGATTGTGGGCCGCGTACGTGTACGCGCTGATGGCTGAAAGTCGCCTCAGTGCTTCGAGATGCGAGAGGTCATCAACCTCATGGGGTTCTGCCAGTGGTGGCGGTCTCAGTGCCATGTGGGCCTGGTGGGGGTCGAACCCACACGTCCGAAAGGACTCCGGATTTTGAATCCGGCGCGTCTGCCAATTCCGCCACAAGCCCCGAATGAGTGCACCCCCGCTTGATGTGCACTCCAAATTGTCCCCGGCCCGTACCTTGCAGGGCTTGACCAGCGAGGGGTTAGACGGCCTTCATCGGGCTTAGTCCGTCGTGGCTAGTTGGCACTGCAATGCCGCCCTGGTCATTTTTCAAGCACGGACCGTCGACTGGTTGTGCTAACTGGGAATACCACCCCATCGTGTCGCAGCCGGAATCGAACCGGCGACCAGGGGAATACCCCCAGCTCTTGCCGCTGAGACTTATGCGACGAAACATCAGGCCCGACGTTGCCTGATGCCCTGCTGTGCCAGTAGCGATCTGGCGTATAACCCCAGCAGGAGGGCCGTCTCCCCGGCAGGGTTCGAACCTGCGACCCGAGCATTAAGAGTGCCCTGCTCTAAACCATCTGAGCTACGGAGAGTGGAGCTATTCAGCCGACAGCGCTATCGGCAGGTTGCAACCCTAGTGACGTGTTGTTGGAATCTAGCCACCACCACCGCGCTACTGCACCGAGTCTTGGTTACTCGGCATATCGGTCCCCAGCAGCAGGGCCGGAGCCTTAGACGGGACTTGAACCCGCAAAATCCTGATTGGAAGTCAGGCACCTAGCCAATTCGGTTTCTAAGGCAGCCGATCGTTTACGCGCACGATCAAGCGCAGCCCGCATGGTGGGATTCGAACCCACATTCCCCGGTTCAGCGTACGCCCGGTTGCTCTACCCTTTGAACTACATGCGATTGCGAGGTGGGGAATTGTTTCCGGAAGCCCCACCGTCTACCAGACGCAACCTAGCCACCGGCAGGCAAGTTGCGCTCGTTCATGACCAACCGGCTTCCACGGTCGTCCGGTCATTTCGTCGGCCTCGCGGGATTCGAACCCGCATTTCCTCCACCATTTGGGGCGTCCTGGACCCTTCACAGAAATTCGCTAGCCGTCGGCGTGCACGCCCGCTAGTTCGATATGTGGGGACCACTCCATTGGACTATCGGCCGTTGGTTCCACGCGCACGGAGTCGAACCGTAATCACCGGCACCACAAGCCGGGGCTTTACCATTAAGCTACGCGGGCAGATGCCTGTGTTGCCGCACAGGACTTTTGTCCTAGAAAGGGACTGCCCGTTTGATTGACGTTGGAGTGTCCATGAAACGGAGCCGAAACTTCTACTCAGCTACACGCGGGCCTGAGCAGAACGAAGGGACAACCCAATCTCACGCTCAGTCAACCCAATCGAACGAGCAGCATTCACCAACGCGCCCATCAACTCAGGATCAGCCCCCTCTTGATAGGCCCGACACGCAGCCCAGAAGAATTTGTGGTTCCGTTCGCCCTCAACCGCATCCGCGACAGTGGCAACCAATCCCTTGGTGGAGCCCACACCAGGGTCGTCCCACACCACCTGCGGGGGAGCAGGGGATACACGACGGAGCAGGGATGCCGGAAGGTCTGCGATAGGGCCGCGATCAGTCCAGCGATAGCGTCGGCCAGACTCGTGAACGCTTGGCGCACCAACGATATAGCCGCTGTTAGTTTTGATGTCGATACCACGGGCCTCATCCAGCTTCCCTCGTGCTCGTCCAACATGCCTGAATAGGAGATGCCATCCGCCGCCACCTGTTGCGGCTGTGCGTGTTCTTGGGATGTTTCCAAGCTGGTCGAGTGCGCCCCCGGAGCGGGGGTCTATGTCGATCACGATCACTCGTTCTGGCACCCTCACCCCGATGTTGGCTTGCGGCCAGCGTCCCCACCATTTGTCCACGGTGGTGGGATTGTCGGTTGCTTCGTGCAAGCCGTTCTCGACGAGTGGGGTTTTCCCGCCAGGCCATAGCGGGAAGACTTGGAATCCTTCGTACAGGTAGTTCAGCGCGGCATCGTGTAGCTCACTCAATGATTGAGAAAGTAGTCGTACGCGGAGATTCCGAAGACTCCGCCGATGAAGATGCCGATAGCGACGAGGCCAAGCATTGTCAGGGGGTCCATGTCAGTTTGCCTCCCAGGGCCATCCGGACATGCCGTTGCCGAACATGTCAACAAGCTTCCAGGCCGAGTCGGACAGCGACGAGAATGTCAGCCGATTAGGGCCGTCCTTGACGCCGCCGAGCTTGTATCCGGCGAGGTTGAAGGTGATGAGCGGAATGTGCTTTGGCACGTAGTCGCTCGGGTTCTGAGACACGTAGCGCGAGCCCCATCCGTAGCCGCCACCGTTGTGCTGCTCATCAGTCAGCAGGATGACACGATCGTGGCCGTTGTAGTGCTGCTGGATCGCTGCTGCGGTGGCTGTGCCGCCCATGCTGTGCACCGAGCGGGCCATCTCCAACACCGAAGCGCCACGTGGGACCGGAACCTCTCGCGAGCTGGACCCGTAGTGCACGAGGGTGGCCTTCTCTGCCTTCGCCGCGAGTGCAGTACCGAACACTGCTGCCGACTCTGCGTAGCTCAGATCAGTTCCGTTACCGAAGAACATGGAGCCCGAGCAGTCCACCAGGATCAGCGTGCGGCCCTTCAGGGCGGGCACGTTATCCAGAGTGATGTCCACGGCGTCTTCGAGTGCGCCGTGCCAGCGCGAATTGCTGACAGCCTTGTAGGCGGACAGTGCACGGAGGGGAAGGATTCGGGACTTGCGGACAGCCTCAGGGTCGGACAGTTTGTCGCGGACCATCTTTGCGGCTTGCTTGGAGATGCCGACTTGGTCGAAGTTTCTCAAGTTCCGCATGAGGGCCATCACGCCCATGTTGGGGATGGCGGCTTCCCACAGTTCGGGCGTCCAGGGGCCGTTGACGAGTGCGGGAATATCTTCCCACGTCATACCTGCTGCGCTGAGCACGTCGCTCAGTGGCATCAGATCGTCGCCCCGGTACTTTGCGCGCTCCACGATCTCGCCGGGAGTCCACTGACGCAGGTTGCGATTCTTTCGGATCATCGAGAGGGAAGACGGGATCTCGGCGTCATGGCCCTTACCCACAGTGATCGCATACGAGGCGAGATCACCCCGGCTGCCCGTCATCTTCGGATGGGTCAGCTCGATCACATCACCGAACCGGAAGGCGCGAGACGCGCTGTCGTACTTCAGAAAGTTGCGCTCGTTGTACTGGCCCTCAATGACGTCCGCGATGCCACGCTTGACCGAGATCGGCACGTTGCGACCGTAGTTGGTTGTCCAGTAGGCCAGCATTTCGCCAGGCTCGTCAGGCCGGCGCAGGACCGTGGAGATGATCTGCCGGTTCCAGCCCGTTTTGCCCGCCTTCAGGCGTTCCCGAACCGCGTCAGCGGCCAGGGTGAGCGACCCGGTGCGCAGGTTGCCCTCGGTGCGGAGCCACGTCAGGAACTCGAAAGTCCACTCCGGGTCGGAGACGGCCACCTTGGCGATGAGCTTGCGCTGACGTGCGCGCAGGTCGCTTTCGGTTTCATAGAATTTGGGCTGCATGAATGAGGTTGCAGCGGAGAGGAACAGTTCGGACTTGGCGTCGCCGCGCTTGAATCCGATTCCACCCTGTGGGTTGGTTTTGGGCTTCGTACCGGCCTTGATGGCGCTCGACTTTTGTGCGGGTCGGGCCTTGGTGGCGGTGTTGTAGCGCGACATTCCTTCTGCTCCTGTGTGTTGAATTGTGCCGTGTGAACTGAGTTGCATGAACGTGTTTCTGTTCGGTTTCTTTAGCAACTGATGAAGTAACGTTCGTGCTTCGCATCACGGCGGAATGTTTGATCGTTCAGGGAACTTGCCGAGTGTTGGTGTGTTTACGCGCTCTAGCCGATTGAGCTACCTGACCTGCCTTGCGGCCTGACTGGGCGGGATTCGAACCCGCAACCTCGTCCTTAGCATGGAAGTAACCAACGTCTCTACGCATCTGAACGTGAAGATGTAACCCCAGGGGACTGGATGGCACACAGTGTGCGTTTCATCCAATTGAAGTAACTGTGCAGCCTTCGCATCTGGGGTGGTAGTTGGCGCGAGGGAACTTGGTCGATCGTGGAACAAACGTCGAGCATCAAGGCTCAGCGGCCTGAGAGGCTTGACGGCAGGACTTGAACCTGCATATCCAATTAGTGAAGTAACCACAATCTACGCATCTGCGCCCGTCTGACTGGCGGGATTCGAACCCGCGTTGATTCCGATCCAATCGGCAACGCAGTCAGCCTCGGAGTGGGGAGCGCCGTTCAATGTCTTGGGCGCTCTCTCAACCCCGATTCACTTACAACATTACTCCCCAGGGGGACACGCGATTAGCTTCGCATCCACGAGGCTGTAGAACACCGCGACCAGCTTCTCAGCCTGGTTCAAATCCTCGGCAGTGGGCTCACGCCCGTACGCCGATTCGGCGATGATGTGCACAGCGCGGTCGTAGTCAGAAGAGGTAATCCATGTCTCCTGGCTGGGGGGCGTATTTTCGCGGTCGTCCACCGTTGTACTCCTGTTCGTCAGCCCTTTGCGCCATACGCAGTTTCGCGGATCGCAGGGATTGTTTGTCGTACTCGTAGCCGTACTTGGTGCGACGGGCTACAACGATCCGATGCTTGCGCCATCTGCGTAGGGTGCGTTTGTGCCGCCCTATGAATGTGATTGCCTCGGTTTCGTCGAGCCAGACCGTCAGAGCAGATAGCCCCTCTCGTTCCAGTGGATCACATACGTGTCAGTGAGCCACCGATTAATCCACTGATAGTCGGCACGCGGGGGCAGCTCGGCGGAACGCATCAGCTTGAGCAGCAGCCCTTGGTACAGGTTGATGACCGTGACCACATCGTCGAAGGACTCGCGGCCTTGCCTGATGTCGATCAGGTAGTTGCGTTCCTCTTCCCGCATGGGCAGCGTCATCTCGCCCGTCGTCAGGTACTCGACGCCTTGCATTCCGAGTCTCACTGCGTGGTAGGCGAACTTGGTGTCGAAACCGAACTGCTCGACCAGCTCTGGCCGGTTGCTGTGCTTACGTCCGGTGAGACCGAGCATCTGCTTGCGTTGGGATTCCAGGTAGCCGTAGAACTTGCCCGCAGCCTGCCGGGACATGAAACGGTGCATCGAGTAGCGAAGGATCCGACCGTCCAGGCTGTCATGGAGCAGTAGCTCATCGGGAGTGAACCCCAACAGCAGGACCGTGGGGTTGCCTGCCGCTGCAAGCTTTGCCCATTTGCGGAGACTGTAGATCGTGAGATCGAGATCGTCTGCGCTGGAACGAGTGTCCTTGCCGGCGGAATGGTACTGGTACTGCTCGAAGGTTTCCAGTCCAGTCACGTAGGCGGGCGGTTCCAGGCAAACACCCATCTGGTCGTTGTCGCCGTTGTCCAGGTTGGTGCCGTAGAGCTGCGATCCTGCTATGCCGAGCATCATCAGGTTGTCGTATGCGATCTGTTTGTGTGTGTTCAGATTTCACCCCATGTGTGTGCGCATTCTGGGCAGATGCGAATGACCTCGAATCCTCGTTCGTCGAAGCGGTCGAGTCGCGGCCCGTTCTTGATGGTCCTCGTTGGCTGAAGGTTGCCGTAGCCGACAATCTCGGTCGTTGAGGTGGCCCACCCGAGGTAGACTTCGGCGTTGATGTCGTCTGCGGAGCAGAGGATTTCGCCGTTGTCGACCACGTTGGGTGGGTCCGGGTTGGGCTCGGCCAGTCGGTGGACTCGCCACGCGCCACACCGTGGGCATGGCTTTAGGGCCTTGAAGCGGGGGGCCGATGAAACATCAGGCTTGCGTACTTTCTTGTACGAAATCTTCTGTACCGGCTTGGGTCCATCGACCGCCCCGTGTATGGCTTTCAACTGCTCGCCAACCTGCATCAGCAGTTCGCGTTCCGCGCCCCACGACACCGAGTCGCGTAGCCCAGTAGTGCGACCCTGTTTCTGCGCCAGCAACTTTCCGGCCATCGAGTCCCTACCGGCAGTCGGCTTGGTGTAGTCGATCGCCAATCAGGTCACCCCCAGTATGCGAGCTTCTTCCTCACGTCCTGGAAGGTCTGACGCTGGATGAACTGACCGTTCTCCCAAACGGGCTGAAGGTCACTCAGGGCCTCTTCCCATTCGTTAGCCTTCTCGGTCAGGGTCCAGGCACCCATGTCATCCACATTGACCGCCAGACGGCCCGTAGCCGACTTCTTCGTGCCATCGTCAGTGATCGGGTCTTTCAGCAGATTGACACCCTCACCGTCCACCTCAGCCCACGTAGCCTTCATCGCCGAACCGAAGGTGTCACGCGTGTTGTACTGGTAGGTGAAGCTACCGACACCGAACACCACATTCGTGCTCGCGTAGTTCTGCGAAGCCAGATCGTCAGTGATCGCCTTTGCCCGCTCCACGGTGATCGAATCGCCGTAGATGATGCCGACGTGCGAGTCCAGCTCGTAGTAGCCGAGCTTGTTCGGAGTCGAACCGAACGTGCGATCCAGCAGGCCGATCACACCCAGGTACTCATTGCTGCCCTCAGGGGCGTCAGGGTCGCCACAGATGATCTTCTGCGGGTCGCCCGAGTCCGGGCGGATGACTAGCTTCCCGTCTCGCGCAAGTACCTTAGTGCGCAGTGCTGGCAGGTACTCCGTGAGGACACGCCACAGATCGAAGGTGTCTGACACGACGGAAACGATCCCCGACGGGTAGAGGTCGAGAAGCTTGGAGAACATTTCCTGCTCACCGAGCTTGGCGATTCCGGTGCACATGACACTGTGCTCTGTCGCCGGGACTGACGCCGCAACGTAATCCGAGCCTCCGTAGTAGCGGTCAATCCAATCGAGAGCGACCAGAGAGTCCGTCCCGGAGAACGAAAGCAGGTGCGCCGCACCCGAAACCTGCGCAGACTCATTGGAACTCATTCCCCGGTAGCTGAAATCGTGAACCTGGAAGTCGACAGCATCGAAGCTGCTACCCGTCTCCCACGCCGCCGTGTCAAGGATCTGCCGGTACTCGCTGGCAATGGTGGCCGACGTGCTCGCCTGCCACACACCAGCCGACAGGGCGGTCTCGATGTAGTTGGTCAGCCAGAAGAACTCAGGCAGAGTGTTCTCCACCGTGAACGAGGGGATCCGGATGGGCACGAGGGTGCCTTCCGGGACCGCACAGAACCGCAGCGGAAGATACCCGAGTCGGTGCAGTGCACGGATGTGATCGGAACCGATCGTATTCGGCCCCAGGATCGACGTGACACGCTCTTCGTACAGTTCGGCAACCACGTCCTCATCGGACTCGAAGAACGGTTCAAACGCTTCCATGAGGTTCTTCTGGATGAATGCCTGAAGGCCGAAGTGGACAACGTTGTCGACGCCGGGGATTCGACTCTTGCGGTTGGTGTAGTTGCTGTAGACGCGGGTGACGTTTCCGGCGAGCTGGTATTGCTGGATGTGTCCGAGCTTGTAGGCGTCGGTCTGGAAGAGTGCCGCTACGGGTTCGAAATAGGTACGTGTGCTTGTCATGTTCCCTTTCAGGGTTGGCTTCCGAATTCGATGAGGCGTTCACCGAGAATGACTGCGGACTCTTTGTCGAGCACAATGCTGGCGTACGCACTGTAGGAACTACCGGCAACCTCTATGACCGCAACGCCAGATCCCAGCGCTTCCGTTAGGATCAACTTCGACTGATCGTCAGCCATAGAGAGAACGCGCTTGGTGGACTCCACATCCTTGACTTGCATCCGACCCATCACAGACCTCCTGCTACGTGCTTCCACATGTGCGGCACAACCGGCACACGAACAGTCGCATGAAGATTCGCCGAACCCGGATGCGAATCCGTCGTGTACACAGCCTTGTAATTGCGGAACAAATTCGACGCAGAGCCCTTCGAGAAGATGCCATGCGTGATCCACAACGACAGGTTCTCGCGAGGAATCCCCGACACCGCAGCAAACCCGGCGAACGTGCCACCACCATCACAGATGTCATCGACCACAAGGAAATTGCCGTCGGTCGGACCCGAGTAATAGAAGTTGCTGAGCTTCCCGGTCGCGAAGTCCCGTTCCTTCACGCCGCTGTACACCGGCACCCGCAGGGCCAGGGCCACCGACTGCGCACGATCGAAAGCGCCAGAGTCCGGAGCGATCACAGCATCAAACTTGTCCTGATGCTCAACCGCCGCAACCACAAGCGGAGTGGCCGACAGGTGCACATGGTAGGAGTCCCCGAACTCCATATCGATGCCTACCTGGCTGTGAACATCGAGAGTGGCAACCACGTCGAAGTTGAGTGCGCCAATGACATTCGCGTAGGTGTCGAGGGCGAACGGCTGGCCCCGATCAGCCCGTGCAGCCGGAAGGTAGGGCAGCAGGAGTGAGGATGCTTCCCCTCGCTGGTAGGCGATGTCGGCCAGGAGGCCCGCTGTGACGAGTTCGTTGGCGTCGGCCCCCTTGACTACAGCAACCCATTCGTACTCGTGTCCGTCGATCAGGGCGGGCATGTGGAGGTGTTGTTCGCCACCGGGAAACTGGAAGCGTTGAACGTTGATGAGTGGTTTCGACCTGTCGGTGAGGTCGGCTGCGTACAGGTGAACTGTCATGCTGCGCTTTCGAGGTCGGCTTCGCCCGTATCGAGCTGCTTGGTTTCGTGCTGCAAGAACACAGGCGACTTCGCCTTCAGGATCGTGGGAACAAGCCGCTCCTGGCGGATGCACACACCCTCATCAACCGTCTTCGGATCGGACAAAGGAATCTGCGGATCCTTGGGCTGCCAATCGAGATCGGCGTGACGCTTGTCCATCAGCTCCAAGACGTGCTCTTCAAGATCCTCACCGTAAGCTGTCGTGTACTCGTCATTGATCCGCCACAGCTCGGGCACATGCTTCAGCCCACGCTCAACGCAAAACTCACGCACCGCATCCCACGACAAATCCGTCATCGTGCCATTCACATCCACGCGAGCCACCCGGTACACGTACAGCTCACGCTTACCAACCGGCACGTCGTAGGTGTAGTTCTTCTGAATCGGCTTGCCATCCGGCGTCCAACCGATCAACTCGCCGTACACGATGAACCCCTCGGGGATCAGGTCACCGATCTGGATGCCGTACTGTGACCAGATGTCCGTGCCGTAGTAGTGCTGGCTGCGCGGGTTCGTCACATCCTTGATGACCTTCCGCGAACCACACACAACCTCGTAGGCGTGCGAAGCCGTGGAGATGCCGAACAGGCCACCCACCTTGTTGAAGATGCGCTCCACCCAGCCGATCTCGCGCAGCACCGGAACGCGCCCCACACGGATGCTCGTGCCGTGCAACTTCTGGGTGATGATGACTTCCCGCGACGTGTCGAGAAGGTGCTGGTTGCGGAAGAAGTTGTCGGTGTCGATGTGCTCGGGGAACACCTTCGTGGTGACCCGCTTGAACGCCTTCTTCACCTTCTTCGCTGAGGGATCGGCCGGCGCATTGGTCTTCACCTCATACTTGCGGGAAATCTCGATCCCGTTGATGGTGTCGAACACGGCACCCTCAACCAGATCCTCTCCGCGAGCACCGAAGGCGAGCAGAGATTCGATCGGCATCAGCAGGCCGTCCGAGCGGTGCCCGCGCAGCTTGATTGCCTTGACGCGACCGTTGGTTTCGAAGTAGCCGGGTGTGGCCGTGCTGTCCCGGTTGAGGAACGGATCCCGGAACAGGTTGTTGGCCGACAGGTACTTGTCGGAGAGGCGAACCTCTGCGGGGAAGTAGACGCGGAGGTCGCCCGGTTCGACTTCGCCCTTCTGGGTGAGGATTTGGCTGTTGAAAACCTTGATGCCGACGAGGTTATCGAGTCCGTCGAGCGGGTAGGTGGCGGGCACTCGGACGATCTGTGCGGCGTAGTTGCTACTGCCGACAACAGAGAGACTGTTGGTCATAAGAATCCTGGTTCTATGTGATAGCCCTTGCGCTTACACGGGGCACAAAAGGCGATGTAGTTGTAGGGATTGAGTGCCATGTCGGCGGCTTGCTCGTCAGTGAGTGCTTGCAGTGCCATACCGCACGCCTGGCATTCGAGAGCTGGACGATCCGGCGCGACGTACATCAGAAGTCGCCGGGGGCAACCTGCAAACACTTCAGCCCGAGCTTGCGCCACATGTCCACAACCTGATTGCGGTCGTCGAGGACGAATGCCACGTCGTACTTGCCGCGCACGTTCTCGTTGAACAGGTTGTATTTGACGATCCAGTCGGGGAGTTTGTTGCCGTTGGCGTCCTTGGCGTCCGTGGGCCGCATGAGCAGCTTGTGGAACGGGATGTCGTTGGCGAGCAACCATGCCACGGTCATGGTGCGGCATTCGTCGTCACGGCCCGAGCACACGATGATGTCGTAACCGAGTTCTTCGTAGTCCTGAACGATCCCGCGAACAGCGAAGTCCACCATGTCTTCACCAACGCGGCTGTAGTCGTACGGGCTGCGCCCCGTCATGTGGGCGAGTGTGCCGTCGATGTCCACGAGGATCGCGCCGGGAAGCATCAGCTCTTCGGCAACCTTGTGGTCAACGGGTTCGATCTCAATGGGCGCTACCGGCTTCGGCATACGCCAGTCAATGCGTGATGCCATTCGGCGAATCGCCTGCTCGCCCACCAGTCTGTCGCCACCCAAGCTCGCCCGGTCGCCACCGAAGTTGTGAAAACGGTCATTGTCTCGGCGGATGCACTCTTCAACGTCCGTCTTCACGTCTTCAATCCGGAACGTGGCCCCACACTCCGAAGCGACCTTCGCCCAATCCTTCAGGTAACCGAGGCGAATGTGCGTGTTGTCAACGACCACAGATTGATTCGCCTTCAGCAAGGCTCGCACCTTGGCGTTCAGGGCGACCGTGACTGCATCCTCGTGCTCGGGTTTGCCGCCAGTCCACCACTCGCCGAACATCTGGAAGCGTTCGAAGTCACGACCGACAACGACAGCCCCAGTGGCGGCGGCGATTCGGCGAGCACGGGTGGTCTTCCCGGAACCAGGCAGGCCCCGCATTGCAATCAGTTCTGTCAAAACAAACCTTCCGGCTCAACATCATCATCCGGATCCGGAACATCCGGATCCTCAGTGAACAAAGACCCCAACTCGGGCCAAATGCCGTAGTGCGCAGAACGAATCGACCACAAACCAAACTCAGGGTCGGTGTAGATACCTTCCGGTTCACCCCACCGCGAAACAGCGTCCGACAACTCTTCGGCCATCTGGCGGATCGGGGAACTCGGATCACGCGGCGACACACCACGGATAGACCCGGCAACCATGTACACCGGGCCACGCACACTGACGCCACACTCGTGACACCAATGCACCAGAGCGGCCACCTCACGATCAGCAGCCGACATGAACGCCACACGAAAAGGTGGGCGAGACGAGGGGCCAGCAGAAGACTTGATGTCCTCTTCGCCGCCCGGATGAGACCCAGCGACCATCGATTCCCGAAACCACGCAACCACATACGGGATTTGCTGAATGAGCTGCACAGCGTCAGGCCGGCGGGAGTTCTGCGCGGCGAGGCGTTGCAGCTTCTCCGTCACATCCTCGGGCAACTCAACTTCATCGACGGTGGGGCGCTGGGTCATCCAGTCAGTAACGGCCTGCCGGTGAATGGCCCGAGACCGCCACAACATGCGGAGCGCCTGATAATTGAGGCCGACCTCATCATCGTCAAACGTGTACGGGTCGTGCCCGTCGCGGTATTGCACCTGATTCCTTCACTTCAATGAAGACACCAGACGGCTCATCCAGCTCGGCCACACGCTTCAACACCCTCATATCCACAACCTGCGAATCATCAAGAAACGCACGGCCAGTGATGGCATCGAAGATGGCGCGAACCAGCTTGTCCACATCCGGTCTCTTGATAGCAGGGGGAGTGGGCTTCGTCTTCGGCAACGACTTCGGGCGAGGCATCACAAACTCGATGTCCGCGCGCACACCACCTTCAATCGGGCCACGATCCCAGAACTCGCCGAACACCGTCGCAACATGTTTGCGCCACGGCATCAGCTTCTTTGACGCTTCAACGAGGACTGCACGCCCACCACGAACGTAGGCTTGCTTGCTGCCTTGCGGAGCCGGTTCCCCGGCAATGAACACTTCGCTCACGGCCACCCCTCACTGAACAGCAGATGCAGCGCGTGCACAGCCTGCGGAGGACACACAGCATTCCCGAACGCACGCATAGCATCCGGACGCCCAATGCCCATGCTCGTCACCCAACCGGGAGGGAAACCCATCATCCACTCTTCAAGCTGGGGCACAACGCGGGGACGGCCATCCTTGCCGGGGACCGCTGGCATCGGAGCGGGACCATGCCACGATTCCCAATGCCTCACTGCGGGTTCGTAAACGCCCCAATCGACAGTCGAGCTATCACCGTAACCAGATCGTCGCCTCCGCTGTTCGGCCTGCTGGCTCGGGAGAAGTCCGGGCCAGCGATAGCATCCGCTGACCTTGGTGTCGGGAAGAGCTTGGGCCTGCCAGACACCTTCGGTTGCGGCGACGAGAAATACTCGGTCCCGTCCGTGTGGAGCGCCGATGTCTGAAGCTCGAACGCTAACCCACCGTGCGTACATCCCATCCTCGGCCAAGTCCCCGAGAACCGTGTCGAATCCTGTTTTCCGGTGCCCGGATACGTTTTCCAGGATCGTGAAGCGCGGTCGTATCCAGCGAATGGCTTGCCGGATGTGCGGCCAGAGGTGTCGTTCGTCATTGACGCCCTTCTTCTTTCCGGCTTGGGAGAACGGCTGGCATGGGTAGCCTCCGCAGAGGATGTCCACGCGGGGCGTATCCCACCAGCGTTGCGTGGTGATGTCTCCCAGGTTCGGGATCCCCGGCCAATGCTCTGCCATGACTTTGGCCGGCGCTTCGGCATTCTCTGCGTACCAGGCGAGTTCGGCCCCGAAGAAGGTTTCTACGGCGAGGTCGAGCCCTCCGATTCCTGAGCAGATTGAGCCGACCTTCACGCGGTGAGGTGCTTCAGCTCGCGCCGTAGGTATGGGAAGCTTCCGTCGCTGCTGCCCTCAGCTACTTCGATGAAAACGCCGACATCGAGCACACGGCCCTTGCGTCCGATCTTGGACTTGAAGCCGTCAATGACTTCCACCTGGTCGCCCACCTCAAACTCGCGAGGCGAGGCAAGCTCGGCGTCGTTGATCGCCTTGAGAAGGTTCTGCCCGTTTTGCGACAGGGCCTCAGCAGCCGGGATAATCATCTCACCCTCAGCCTTCACCGGCCCAGGAGTCGTGTTCACCTCAGCCAACTGGATATACCCGATCGCATCAACCAGGTTGTCCCGCTTCTCCTTATGCCGGTCACGCACCGACTTCAGCAGAACCATCATCCACGCCACATCCCGCGCCGTGATCTCCGAACCCACATGCTCCGACCACAACCGAGCAATCGCCGGGAGACTGTTCTCCCCGTAATCGCCCGCACGGTCACCAGACACGATGTGATCGGCCTCTTTCAACAGGTCCGACATTCAGCCTCCAAGCTTCGTCGCAGACAGCATCCGGCCCAACGACCAGATTTCGAGCAGACAGTTGTTGCACGCAAACTTGCGAGTCACTGTGTCCTTGCTCGTCGCGAACACAATCTCGTGTGTCGCAACCTCTTCGCAGTCCTCCCACGGCTGCGTCCCATGCTCCGACTCCTGCACCTCACACGGAGGGGCGAAGTCCACAACAGGCAAACTCACGTCCACCTGCACATCATCAATAGTTGCTGTAGCCATACATCCCTCCACACAGAGGGGAGGGACCAAACCGGCCCCTCCCCAACAGGATCGTCAGTCGCGAGGATCAACCTTGCCGATGGAATCCAGGGTGGCCGTCAGCTTCACATTGACCGTGCCGTCCTTCTTCTCGAAGGTGTCGGTGCCGTCCAGGCGGGCCGTGAAGTTCACGATGTCCTTGTGCTCGATCGATTCCTTGATCTGCTCCGCGAGCGAACCGAACGCCGACACGTCGATGTTGGCTTCCTTGGTGCGCTCGTACTCGCCGTAATCGTTCTTCCGGCTGGCCGACACGCCGATGGTGGCCTTCAGCCACGCCTTACCGGACTGCCCGTACCCGAACGCGAACTCGTTGTCCTTGCCCGCGAAGATCATGCCCTGGCCGGTGATGGTAGGCATTGCCATATGTGTTGTGTCTCTTTCTGTTATGCGATACGCGCTTGGTCAGCTCGCCAAGCACGCGTTTCAATTGCCACCCCGCCCGTACGGTTCTTAGGCATACAAAGCTGGACATCGCCACCAACTGTGTGATGCCCCTTGGGGTGATGGATCAGGAACACCACATCAGCGTCCTGCCCCGGTTTGTCCGAATCCCGAATGTCCGTCAAAGTCGGCATCCGCTTATCGCCCTTATCAAACTGAGAACGATTGAGCTGCACAGCGACGAAGATCGCCACATCCAACTCGCGTGCCAACTTCTTCAACGACTCCGACATGTCACCGATCTGAATGTCCTTGCGGAGACTCCGATCATCCGGATTGATGATCTGTAGATAGTCCACATAGATCACGTCGAGACCACCCTGGCGCTTCATGGCCGTGGCCTGCGCCCGAATGTCACGCACAGAGATAGACGGCTTGTCAACCACCGCGAGAGAAGCATTCCGAATCTCATCGGAGTAGTTCTGCAACGCAACGCGGTCCTCTTCGGATACCTCGCCGCGTTCTAGCGCGCCATAGTCGGCGTACGCCCCCGCAGCCATAAGCCGGTTCATCACCTCACGCCGAGACATCTCAGCCGAGAAGACAAGCTGCTTCAGATTCAACGCAGGCTTCGCGAACTCGCCAGCAAGGTTGGTCAGCAGAAGCGACTTCCCCTCGCCAGGTCGGCCACCCACGAGATACATTCGGCCACGACGGATACCGCCGTTCAGCTTTTTGTTGAGGCTCGCGTACTGGGTCGGCCACACGTCCTCGCGATCCTCGGGTTCCGCGTCGACTTCGTTCCAGAAGTTGTGCAGCGAATCCGTCAGATCGGAACTGCTGTCCTCAACCTCAGCGGCATCAAGGTTCTGCAACTTCGAGTGCGCGAAGTCCAAGGCCGGCGCGAACTCATCGGTCTCACCGACAAACTCTGCGATCTCCCGCATGGTTCGGATCAGGTTGCGGCGCTTCGAAGCCGCCCGCACAATCTCGATACCCCGCTGGATTTCGATCTCCCGAACCGACTGCCCAGCGAGATCATCCACGATGTTCTTCTGCGTCTGAGTGCGCAGCTTCATCTTCAGATTCTCAGGGGAGATGGTGCGCGAGTCAGCGGAGAGCTTCTGCGCGGCCTGCCAGATGGAACCGTGGTCCTTGAAGTGGAAGTCCTCGGATTCCAGCTTGTCCAGGTATTGCGGCATGGTGTCCCGCATACCCAGGTTGGTGAGTCCTGCGATCAGGATTCGTTCATCGGTGGATCGGACGGTTGTTTCTAGTGCCTGTTTGAGTACGTCAACCAATCAGTCTCCTCACTTCACGTTCGCCCAGTCGCAGGTCATCATTCGCTGACTGCCGGTCCCGACCTGGACGCACTCAAGCGTCCTGCCGTCGCGAAGCTGGATGGTGCGAGGCTTGTAGTCATCCGGCCCGGTGTACTCGGGTTCATTGCCACAGCCGGTCAGGACTGCAAGACCGGCGACACCAGCAACCACCAACGCCAACACGCGCTTCATCAGCCCGCCTTCACCTCAGTGATGCCCGTGACAGTCGGGAACTGCGAGAAGACGCCGATCCGGAACCCGCCCGTCTGGATGTCGTACGACTTCCCTTCCTTCAACTTCGACCACGTGTCGTAGCTACTGAACCCGCCAGAAAGCGAATCACCCACCTCAAACACGCCACACGAAGTGACCAGACGGTTCTTGCGCTCCGAACTGCCATTGGTGACGTTGTACTCGGTCTTCTTCTCCTGAACCACACAGCCGCGATGGGTCTGTTCATTCATGAACGAACACCCGGTGGCGAGCGAGGTTGCAGCCGCGATCACGGCCACAGTGAAGAGCCTCTTCTTCATTCGAACTCCCGTTCCGTCGTTTTGATCTTCGAACCATCTTCCTGAAGCAACACCCAGTCACCCCAAAGGAGAATGGGCATCGCACGTTCGTCTTCCCACGACCACACCCAGTAGCCACGGTCGTGGGCTTTCTTCGGATTGGCTTCTATCCAGCCATGACAACCGCGTGTTCCGTCCCCGCAGATGTGGATGCAGTTTGCTGCCGTCCAGGGGCCTCCGTGGCTGCGTTTCCGGCGATGGTGGACTGATTGGGCTGGTGCCATGCAGCAAATCTCACAGACGCCTTCTGAGCGTTCGTAGACAATGCGGCGGCATTCCTTCTCGTTAGTTGAGTTTCGTGCCAAAGGTCATGGCCTCCGACCGAAACTCGACGAACAGAGAGTCATCCGAGACAACCGAGGCTGGAACGGTGATGCTGCGATCGGTTGCGTCAGACCCGAAGTTCAGCAGAGTGCCCGTCGAGAGCTTGACGAACACAATCACTGAAGAACGCCCCCCGCCGTTGGGGGCCACGAAGGGGACGCCCACCGGAACATGATCATAGTCAGTCCAGTGCTTGGGAACAGCGTCTTCGAGTTCGCGGAGAGTCATCCCCGACTGGTCCGCGAGATTACGAACAGCGCGCACCATTGCAGAAGTAACGATCATTGCTTCGCCTTTCCGTCATGGCAGCAGCCACAACAACCATGCAGTGCTTGAGAGCCCTGGCCGGTAGCCATCCAGTACGGAAACTGATCCGGATCCGGATGGCCGACACCATGCATCGGGCAGATGCGTTCGAATATCTTCCGATCGTCACGCCAATGCAGACGCCACAACCGCATGTGGTGATCGGTCTGGTTGTGGATGGTGCACGCAACAGCGCAGTGCTCGTTCGGCGGGTGCACGTTGTGCAGGGTCAACCACTGGGTGGGGATCGTCGTGCAGCAGCTCATTCGCGCACTACCGCCACAATGGAAGTGAGAGGCCCGGTGATCCAGCCTTTCGAACCGGGCTGCCTGAACTGAAAACCCGTGGCCGAAACCCGTCGGTCTTGCCCACCAACCAAGAAATCCACATACTCATAGGCGTCAAGGCAGAAATCGACAGCTCTGTACCAGCGTCCATCCGTCAGTAGCACCGACGTTATTGCGTCAACTTCAATTTCCAAGCTCATTCGCGAATCCTCACGTAGAAACCATCCAGGCCAGAGTCCGACAACGCCTTCGCATCCTCAGCCCCATAAGCAACCAACACAGACGGAGCACCCGCATTGTGCTTTGCCGGCGTCCCATCAGCATGAAGAAAATGCAACCGAGAAGTCAGGAACAATAGGGCAGTGGCGGCACCCCACACATAGTTCCGAAACCACTCAGTCTCAGTCCTGGCGAACACCAACGCGGTGCCATAGTTATGCTCGGCCATCTTCCGCATGAACGGGACAAGCTCTTTCCCGTACGGCGGATTCAGCCACACACGGAACCGCAACCAATCCTCTTCCAAACCATCCAAGCCGTTCTCAGGCATGAACGTGAAAGCTGCTAGCTGATGTCCAGGAGCGCCCGCAGGATCCAGGTCGAACTCTCCAAGGGGTTCAACGATCTCCCGTGGAGTCAGCCACCGTGTTTCTCGCTGCCCGCCACCCTTGCTCGGGTTGTGGGAATTCGTAAACCCGTTACTCATTGCCAACCCCATTCGAACATTGCGTGCTCGTGCTCGTCCATCTCGACCTGCTCGTCAAGCCATTCCGCGCAACGAACACACGAAGTGTCGTAATTCAGAAGATTCGAAAGCTGGTCGTGTTCCGCAATCAGGATCTCCGCCAGGTCGACAGGAACGGAGACAGATTTGAGCCAGCCGTTCTGACTGCGCACATACTCGATTTCGTCCCGAACCTCCCAGAGAGGATCCCGTGGACTCATTGCATCAGTCTCTCTTCGCTACAGCAGGGTCAGATAATCGTCGTCATCGACCCGCTTGGACTTCTCAGGACGCCACAACACATCGAACATGCCGCGATCATCCAAAATGAACAGCTCCGCAGTATCCCTCAACACCGTTGAACCAGGTTGAATCCACTGACGCTTCGTGGCCTTCACAAACACATGAGTGCTCGACCGAATGACAGTGCCAACGAGTTCCTTGTTCAGGGAATCGACGGACTCAAGAACCGGATAGTCGATATGCTGCATTCAGCATCCATCCGGGGCAGTAGTGGGGGTTTATGCATAAGAAGATGGCTGCCATCCAACCTCCTGCGAGCATGATTCCTACGAGGTTCACTCGGCGTAGGAATCATGCATCTCGATGAGCGGTTTCAGCTCATTGAACGGAACGTACACGCCGATCGAGTTTGCAACCGAGAATCGAATCTCGTCACCTACTGCCGAGACTTCGAGGACATCTCCGTCCGAGTACTTCATCTCTTCGATCTTCGGAGCTCTCTTTTCCCAACCAGAATTCAACTACTTCTCGCTTTCTAGGTACAGCACGGCCTATAGAGCAGGACGCCATGCATAAAGAGAAACGAGCACTGTCCACAAGAATGTGACGCCGGGTCTGCCTTGACCGTCACGAACGTGCTCAACCGGACCCTCAGGAACATCAGGTCGTTTACATCGGGACCATCCAGAGGGCATGACGAACCCTCCCCATCTGACGGGGGTCACCCACGGCTTCGATCTCGTGGGCGGGCAGTACAGATACGCTCTCGCTGCCTTGGCGCTATATCTCTAATTCTAGGCGTAGAGGCTGACATTTCCGTAGATGTTGACCCCGAACCTCACCTCACCTGCGTGCCAGTAGCTAATTCGCAGGTTCCCAGACGGCTCAAACTCGGGCCAATCTGGCTGGCCGTACATCATCAGCGGGTGGCCCTTCGGGTTCGGATTCGGCTTGTTTCCCAGCTTCCGAACCAGCCCTTCGCGCACCGCCCACATCAACGCGAACTGTCGCTCAGCTAGGGGTGTGCCGTACGGCAGATCGAAGCTCGTGAACCGCATTTTGACATCGACCCAATGCTGAATCATTTCCTTGCATTTGGCCTCAATCGCAGTGTCCCGTTTGCAGCCATACCGACGCAGCCGCAGCGTGTACGCGTCCAAGGTCAAACCCATCTTCATGCGAATGAAGTCATGGGTACGCCCTTCATCGACCAGCGCGTTGAACTCAGCGATCCACGCGCGCCGCTTCAGGACAGGCTTCTTGGCCTCAGGGGGATAGTCGAACGCCTTACCACCCCGAACCACGCCGACTGTGCCCAGCTCGCCGTCCTCGTCATCAGGGAACCCTAGGAGCGGGCTCTGAGCCGACTCTGCGTCGTTCAGACATGCGGCCATGACCGGGCATCCCTCACAGAGAGCCTGCGCTTGTGCGTCCAAGTCGCCGTCGCGGTCCAGGGACTCGATGTCCCAATTCTGGGGGTTAGCGCCGGGGCCTGCGCAGTTCGCGTCGAGTTGCCAGTCCAGCTCAGGCTTCGGCTGGAAGAACGCCATCGTCAACCTCAATTTCTGGTATCACCATGCCTGCCCGCACGACACCCGACTGAGGCACAACATCGTCAGCCTCAGCCAGGGTGGTCTTAAACGGGCCACGCAACACCTGAGACACATTCATGCCCGCAAGGGCATCTCCTGCGCATTCAGGTATCACCGTGCAACCGGCACACAGCGCGGTCGCTTCAACATTTTCTCTGCCGGGAGTCAGGTTGCTCACGGCGAATCTCTCCGGGTCCATGTCGCGGCACTTCGCCCGCAACCACCAGGCGCTCACAGGAGAGCCATATCTGCGCGAGCATCAGCAGACAGGGTGCGTAGGTACTCGGCTTCGTCTTTGCGAGCCCACGTCTGTTCCTGGTAGTAGTTCCAGGCCGACTCCGCCACAACCAGCTCATCTTCGGCTGCAATCACCTCAGGCTGAGCGAGTGTCCATGCTTCGCGGTCATCGCCGGTCATCTTCCGGGTCTCGTCTTGGGGATCCCGGATCGGAGCCCTCAAGAGTGCTTGCGCCTTTGCTCGGGACAGTGCCGTCTTCGCTACCCGGAACCGGGTGAACGGGTGCTCCGAATTGTCGGGGAGCTGCTGGCACATCTCGGAGAGAACCCACAGGCGGCGCGCAACCTTCGCCCGGTCAACCCCGGCGTCACTCACCGTAGGCGTTGGCCCAAGCGATCAGGTTGTCCAGGGCCTCTTCGGAGTCGATGTCCGGAACGCCGTCCCACTCACCCAGGGTCATGAGGTAGAGCTTGAACTCACCGCCCGGAATCTTCTTCTCTTTCAGCAGGCCAAGGGCTTCCGCGCGTTTGGCGTCCAGGCCGGCGGGAGCATCGCTCGACGCCTTGGGTGCAACCTTCTTCACGGGAGCGGCCTTCTTCGCAGCAGGCTTGGCGTTGCTCTTCGGCTTCTCCTGCGAGGCTTTGCGCACCTGCTCGCCCTGCTCGTTGCTGTCCGGATCCTTTCCGTCATCGATCGCAAACAGGCCGTTCATGGCGTACTTGCGGGCATACGACGACGCGGAACCACTGATCTGGGCATCGTCCATGCCCTTCTTATCCGCAGCCTCGCGAGCCCAACCGTGGGCCGACTCCGACGAACCGTCCGGAGCGATCAGGGCGGCAGTGGCCTTCACGTAGACGCGGCCACCAACCTCCACAACCTCGTCACTCAGGATGAGATTGACACCATGCTCGGCCAGGTGCGGCTTCACAGCTTCGGTGATGTCCTCGGCCGAACGGTAGGCGTAACCGCCGAACTTGTTGTTCTGCCCCTTGGGTGCGTGGAGCTTCGTCTGGATGGCGTTGAGCTTGACCTGGATGTCACCCACGGGCAACCTCCAATGCCGCTCGGATGCCTGCCAGGAACTTCTCAGCGATCGGGCCGTTCATGCCCGCCACAGTTCCCGGAACCGCGCTCGCAGCAGCCAGATAGGCGTCACCCATCTTCCGAATCAGATCGTCGTCTACCTTCGCCTTCTCGGCCTGGTAGTCCCGCAGGTGGATGTACACGGCCAGCTCGTTGGTGAGCTTGCGAACCTTCTCATCCAGATCGGAAACCGGCGTGTTGGAGAGGATGGACCGCAACCCCACGGGGTCGCCTTCGACCTTCCCAATGATGAGGCTGCCCGACTCGTTCGTGTACACCGTCGTCTCGGGTAGCTTGAACCCGGTGTCCACCTGATCGGCAGGCAGCAGCTCGGTAAGCTCACTCACCTGGACGCTGGAACTTCCATCGTATTCCAGATCGCCATCGCCATCGCGATTGTAGTCACTCAGGCCCCCGAAGCGATCAGTGGCATAGAAGTGTCCATTCGGGTCCACATAGAACTTGTAGTCACTCAAAAGGTTTGCCTCCTAGACAAACTCGATCGGACGCGGCTCAGCGCCCTTACGCTTAAACTCTCGCTGCAACTCCGACAACTCCCCAGCAATACGGGCAGCACGCATCCCCAACTCCAAATCCAGCTCATAGAAACGAACCTTCGGATTCTTCGTCTTAATCGGGAAGTGCACCAACAAACCCACCGACGTATCCAAGTCGGGATGGATCGGCGTCCGCTCACCAGTCGCCTGGTCGTACACCACCGAATTCGCATACCCGGCAATCTGAGTCGTGCACGACATTGGATACTTGAAATCCCACTTGCCAGTCTTCAAGTCCCCAACAACCACACGGCCATCAGGCAACTCGATCAGATAGTCAAGCGAACCAGCAAGCTTCAGCTCGTCATTGATGACGAACAACTCCTGGCGCAGGAACTTCAACGGGGCAACCCGTTCCTTGTAGTGCTCATACAGCGGCACAAGGTGTTCCTGCACAATGCGTGGCGTCTTCCCACGGTTGTGAAGCTCACCCAGCGTGTGGAACTCGGTGCCAGCGGCAGAGGCAACGTTCTGGCCGGCGGTCGTACGGGCTTGCTCGACAGCGTTTTTCAGCCGAGACTTACCGGACTTGAATGATCCGTCGTCCCCGTTGTTCCACGGGTCGCCATCGTATTCGTTGATGAGGGTGACGATCTCGGACCTGGCTGCCGCGTCGAGCATGACACCAACAGCGGCCTGAGCTGCCGCCCAATCCACAAGGCCCTCTTTGCTGTCCAGAGGCTTGGCGATACCCGACATGCGGGCGTACGGGGTTGCGTCCTTGGAAATCCACCAGGTCTTCGGTTTGCCGTTGCGAGCTTTGCCGCTCTTGGGTTCTCCGGTGAGTGGGCCTGCGCCTGGCGGCATGACCCACGGTCGGTCGTTGTAGTCGCGTTGAATTGTGTGGTCTGTGATGTGCTCTCCTAGGGTTTCGTCTTCTTCTCCGCTTTCTTCAGCGCCTTGCGGAGGCGTTTCGAGTTCGCCACGTCTAGCCAGACCCGTTCGGGAGTGGTGGTCCCGTTGTGTGGGTAGGTGGGCACTTCAAGTACGACGAAGGCTTTCGCGGGCGACGTGCGAACAGACAGGAGTGTGTACCCGCTCCCGCTTTTGATGCACCTAGCTTTCATGCGGGTAGCTTCTTCCACTGCCGACCGATCCAGTCAGCCGCCCAAGCTAGTGCCGGTACACCGGGCAGCAACGCCCCCACGAAGATGAAGACACTCAGCCCATCCAGATCGGTGCCCGTCGTGTACTCGCGCCCATCGATTATGGTCTCCGTGTAGGTGTTGTTGAGCCAGTTCCACTCGGCGTAGAAGCCCAGCCAGATCACCGCAGCAGTCGCCGCAACGAGGCACAGCCATCCGAGGAACGCCCCAACCTTCCGCAAGCGCGTCCGGGTCACCAAATTCTTAACCTTCATTGGGGTAGAGGATCCCTTCCAACTGTGGCGGAGAGTAATTCGGCCCCTTCTGAATCTTCCCAGCCTCGTCCCGGACAGCTTTGCCATCCACGAACTTCGACATGTTGGAGCGATGAACTTCTTCGAACAGCTCGTCGGCGGGCAAGCCGAAACGGTTGTCGATACCCAGGACGATAACCTTCACATCCGTTGAGCCGTCAGCGATTGCGACCAGATCGTTCTTCGCAATACCTTCGAACAGTTCGCCAACCTCTTCGAGCAGAAGGGCCATCGAGAGAAGCTGCTCGGACTGGTGGATGTTCGCCGAATCCTTGATGGAATCAGCGATGCCGAGAACCGTGGCGGCGAAGAACAGTTCGTCACTGTGGCCCTGTTCGTTGGCTGTGCCCTCACGCTTTGGGATGGTGGGGAAGTAGCGAACCTCCTGCCCGCCACCGAGCATGAACTGGGCTACGTTTGACTGTGCTTGTGCGATGCTCATGCCACCTTCACCTCCGGGCGACCGCACTCCTCGTCGGTATACCAAAGCGCGTTCCCCCATGCCACCTGATCGTCCTGACGTGTCTGCACACCCAGAGCCCAAAGGGCTACCTCGTCGGATGCCCCCAGTTCCGTCAGAATCCAGCCGGCGTCCGACTCGCGCATTTCGTTGTGGTCGAACTCGTACAACTCTTCGATGGTGTAGCCCACCTTGGAGAGAGCCTGGCCGATCAGGCACGACGGCTCATCCTTGTGCGTGTACAGGCACGCGGCCCCTCCGGCTGGGGCCTCGTACACGAACTCCGGGTTGGCGGTCGCCAACTCCACCACCGAAGCAACCAGCTTCGCTTCTAACTCGGGCGTCATCGGAAGACGCTCAGCAGCTTTCAGAACCATTGTTTAACCTTCTCCCACGGCTGTGAACGCCAATCGCCAGCAGCCATCCAGCCGGAACCCGACCACGCCCACGGCGAGCCATCCCGGTCCAAAACCATTTGATCCACCTCAACAACCGGCTCACCCGTCACAGGATCAAGCACAGGACTGTCGACTATCAGATGACTCTCCGGAATCACAGGGCTGAAACCGAACTCGCCCATATCGATATAATCCGGAATGTCAAGCAACGCGATCGTCACGAGACCGCCTCACCAAGGAACTGAACCTCAGCCGCACGCACACCAGCCGGGGTGAACATGAATCCACTCCGCGTCAACCGCACATGCTTGCGACCCTCCTGCGTGATGAAAGCGCCCCTCCACCAATCGTTGTAGCCACGCACCCATTCCTCAAGGATCCGGTACGTCCAGTCGCGGGCATCATGGAACCCGTGGCCTTCGAGATGGGTGGCTACTTCGTACACCGAGTGCACCGGATCGTCAGCCTCTTCGCGGAGACGCCTGTTCTCCGCAGCAAGCTCATGATTTTCCCGGACGAGCGCCGCCCACGAGTCGGCTGCATACTCGGACTGCGAGCGTGTTTCATTCGATTCGGGCATCACAGCTTCACTTCCCGTCCGCGGCATGGCGCGATGGACATGTCTTTGCGCCACAGGTCTTCGGTCTTCCACACCACAGTGGTGACGACATGCTTCTGCAATCGGGGATCCCAGACCGCGAACACTGTGACCCGTTCACCGATCCAGCGAAAACCCTGTGGGTCTGTGATCTTTGTGCCCTGCATCGCCCGGATGACTTCTGGTGCATCCACGGCCATGTCGAGCATTCTGTCGATGGCGTGCGGGGAGAACTCGAAGTCGGCTGACTTCAGGGTTGAGGCCGTCATGACGGAAGCTCCACCAGCAGGGGGCATTCGAGTGCAATGGCAAAGCCAGCCGGGTGAGAGCGCACCGATTCACCGATGATGCCCGCCTTCCGCAGGCCGTCGTACATGCCCTCGTTCTCCGACCAGTCCTTGATGAACACGTTCCCCTGTGCTGGCTTCGAACCTTCCAGGCACACTGTGGCGGTTGAGAGTGGACCCTCTTCGGGGCTGAAGAGTCGGAGGGCGATACTGCCGTCCTGGTACTTGCCGAAGGTCAGTTCGGCCTCGTCGTCCAGGTACTTGGTTTTGATGTGGAAACTCATAGATCCTTCTCCGTGGCGAAATACTCGGCCTGGTCAACAGAATCCAGGTCCGGAAGGTTCAAAAGCTGACGCAGTGTCGAATTCTCTTGCTTGTACTCGGCTTGATGGGCGGCAACCGTCGCCATCATCGACTGAAACTCTTTACGCGACATGACCACGTACTGCTGTTCCAGCTCGGCCAGCAGTGTGGGCATCTCGTCGGGTTTCGCGGCGAGCACGCTGCCCGCGATCTCCACCAGCGGCGGATCCGGCTTCCGGTCAGTCGAGGGATTCAAAGCTAACCTTCTCCCTGACCCTTGGCGCGAGATGGGAGAACCTGCCGAAGAACGATGCGGCAGACAAGAACGTCGCGGCACGATGATTCGCTGCGCCATCAGCGATCTGGCTGTAATCCGGGTAGTAGCCATACAGGAACGCCCCGACGAAGCGTGTCTCGAAGTTGTTCTGGTAAGCAAGCTTCCCAACCTGCTCGCGCACACCCTCAAACGTGGACCCGCCACCAATGAAGTCATCCACGAACACCCACGCACGCCCCAACGAGCCCGTATGCGCTTTGCTGTGAGCGGACACGCCAGGCTTGCGGAGTACCAACATGCGCTTCCCGGTCGCCAACGACGTGACCGGCAGAGCAACCGCACCTGAAACCCCGATGCCCACAACAGTGTCGAAGTCGATACCGGCCAGACAGTGCTCAGCGGCCATCTTCAGGTAGGCGGGGTCGGTGCCGCAGTCAACGTAGTGCCGCTGTTCGTACGGGTATAAGACCTTGCCGTCCGCACCTCTTGGGGTTTGGGGTTCGTCGTAAGGTGGTGCCTGGCGGATCAATTCGCGGCCAATCATGCCGCCCCTCCGATCAGTGAGTAGAAAGCGATGCCGAAGATGCAGACACCGCAGAGGTAAGCGAACGCAACTTCAAGCTTGTCCCTCACTGGACGCCACCCAACTCAGCGTGACGCGCGTCCACTCGCCTGACGGCCTCACCCCAGGCCACGCCGTCATCCTGAGCGCCCTGAACCTCTGTCGCCCAACGCTGTAGCGCACTGGGTGCGTCGAAGTATCGACGGAGCACCGTGGCAGCACCCCTGCCCTCGACCTCGTCAAGCTGTTCGATCGTGCGCATCCCCGTATTGAAGAGCGCCTGGCCGATCAGGCAATCACCGCCCGTGCGGTCCTCGTTCACGTAATGGCAGGTGATCTGCCTTCCCGGAACGGTTCGGGGCTTGTAGATGAAGTTGGGATTCTCGTTGGCGAGCCGGCGCACCTCAGCGACGAACTTCTCGAAGGTTTCGTGCATGGCAGTACCAGTGGACATGACACACCTCAAATCTGTGAAAGAAGACGGAAGAACAGGACATTCAGCAAGGGAACCAGGATCGAACCTGCCTCAACGGGCCAACGTTGGTCGGCGAACCCCCACCGACATTTGACGAAACGAGCGAACTTTCCCGCGCCCCCATCCCGGGGCGTCCGTACCACCCAAACCTGTTCTGTAGGTTCGGTTTACTCGGGATACGACACCTCGTGCCGCTGCGCTAGGATGGTGTTCGCAGCATATTTCGCCAACGGGGAAGCAGGCGATCAAGCTGGCAGGCGAAAGGATGTCAACCCTCCTGTACCCCTACAGGTCCCACCAACTGGCACATATCTTCGTCAAACATCGAAGTACTAATGAAAATCAAACCCAATAAGGGTTTCTTCTGCGCCGCCGACAGGAGTCGACACCAAACACAGCACCTTAGGGTTTCAGGGACAAGTCAACCGTCCACCCGCTTCACCCCACTTGCCTGAGGCAGGTCTGTTTCGTCTGGCCGTATCAACGGGCAGCGCATGTGCACTATGGAGTTCTGAAAGGACACACACCATCACGGGCGCACGCCGAATACAGCGTCCGTAGACCGTGGGTGTTGAGAGAGAGAAAGAATGAGGGAACGTGCGCAAGGTTGTCGTCAGGCTATGCACGCCCCATCGCGCCTGCCGGGGGACTCGAACCCCACGTGTGTGCCACTCAGGCAAAGAACTACTTGACTAGACGCCCTTCGGCGAAAGCCTCCACATCACTCGGGCGGAACCTCCACCGACCCTTCGGGCCAGTCTGGAAACCTCGCAACCCCCTCCGTCCCTGCGTCTGCACGTACTCGACCGCCTTGTTCCGGACGTTCTTGGGCGTGGTGCCCAGGGACTCCGCAACGTCTTCGCTCGTCATGTAACGAACCGCTTGCTTGACCGTCATGCCACATCCTGGAAGCGTGAAATCTCGTTCGGGTGGACCCCGAGCGCAGTTGCGACCTTGCAAGCCAGGGAGGAGGTAATGCCGTCTCCCCGAAATGCCCGAGACATCGTGTCGCGGGATGCCTTGCAATGAACCGCCATGTCGGTAGCTCCCGAGAACCCGTGATCGTCCATCAGCCGGTACACCATCGGCATATTGAGACGGAGCTGCCACTCTGTCTTGCGCTTCGGTGCCGATGAAGCTTTCGTGCTCACCGGGCGTTTGGCCGGCGTACTGCGGGGGTAGATGGGCGAGGGGGTCTGTCTGCTGCGAGCTACCTTCGCTGCGGTCTCGATCACGTTGAGAACACTAGCCGACGTGAATCGAATTACAAGCGTGACGTCCAAGAACTTGGACACCACGTGTAGGGACTAAAGTCCTTTTGGGCCTCCTGACCAGGAGTAACCCAGATCACAAGACGTCCAAAAAGTTGGACTGGACGGCTGTCATACGCGACACGTAGACTGACTTTCATGACAGAACGCAGGATCGACCTAGCCGCATACGCGACAGTCCAGACAGGGGCTCAGGTCTTGCACGAAGACATCGCGGGAGTGCTCGGCGTCTCGCGAGGTACCTACGTCAACAGGCGCAAAGCCAACAAGGTCGGAGCAGACGACGTGATCGCCGTTGCCCGCCACTACGGATTCAACGAACTCCAAGCCCTACTCGACCTGGGCTTCGTCGACTCAGATGCCACCGCCGAATACATGGAGCAGATGCCGGGTTTTACATTGGTGGCGACACGGAAGGCGACTAAGGTCACCCGGCTTCGAACGAGAGGACAGCCCAAGCTCAACCCCGCAGTACAGCTATAACCACATATCGGAACACCACAAGAGCGCGGTGAAGCCAACACGCCGCGCTCTTGTTGTTATGCGAAGAAGGATCTAGACCCACGCCATGCTGACCCCCCTCATCAACCTGGTGACCCTCATCCCCTCAATCCTGCTCGGAGCCGCCTGCTACCAACGCCGACGCTTCTGGCGACACAGAGCCTGCGCCGCAGCCAACTACGGACTAGCCCTCATAGCCCTCGGCTGCCTGCTCATCTCCCCAACCCACGACTTCATCAGCGAAGCCACCGGACGCCACTTCGACATGTGGCGCACCGACCTACTTGCCGGAGTCACCCTCGTCATGGTCGGCCTTCACCTTCTCCTACTCCACCTGGCCGACACGATCAGCCTGCTCGACGAACAGCTCGCACAAACCGCCAGCGCCACACTCGCCTTCTTCGTCACGCTTCTGTGGATCGGATTCTTCATCGGCGGGCTCAACCACCAGCCAGGCACCACCGAGTTCCCCGCGCCAGGCCGAAACGCCTTCTGGTTCGTCTTCAGCATTTGGCTCGTCATCGTGTGCAGCGTGTGCCTCGGCTACGCCGGAACCATCCTGGAACTTGCCGAAGACAGCGGAATGCGGACAGTCGCCACCTGGTACCTGCTAGCAGCAGTGTTCGGGATCATCGTGGGCGCACACCGCCTACTCGGCATCATGTGCAACATCGGCCAGCGACTACCCCAACACATCCTCAACGTCGACTACTCGCTCAGAGCCCTGGCAATAGCCACTCTCGTTATCGCCGCCCACCAATCCTTTAGACAGCTCACCAAACCACTAGTCATTCCAGAAGCCTGGCCCCCGCCCGGTTATGGGAAAGCCGGATCGGATGACGCGCTCGCCGAATAGTGGACGCTTATCGATAAGACCGCTACACTCAATCCCGTCAAGTCAACGGCCTTATCCGATAAGCACCCCGAGAGGACACAAGTCATGCGGCAAGAGGTAGTCAGGATTCTCGACGATTTCGACGGCAAGGTCATCGAGAACGAAGAGCCGGTCGTCATGGAGTTCAGCGTCGAAGGCGAGCATTTCAGCCTTGACCTGCGCCCCAGTAACGTCACCCGGTTCGAAGCCGACATGGCGAAGTGGACCGACAAGGCCACCAAGGTCGGAGGCCGCAAGAAGCGTCGGGTGTCCGCCGCAAAGGGGGACGACAAGCCCGACCTCAACGCCATCCGCGAGTGGGCACGCGGCCAGGGCTACAACGTGTCCGACAAGGGACGCATCCCCAAGGACATCATGGAGGCGTATGAGCTAGCCGACGCGTAGCTTCTGCTACTCTGAGCAGGCCCTCAATCCTGGTGCGTTCTTCTCCGTTCCTGCCAGGGTTGGGGGCCTTCGCCTTGACAACCCCCAACAACGACAAAAACACCCCCTAGCAAGCCACTCAGGGCCTACTAGGGGGTGTTCTGTATGAAGTCACATGATGACATCCGGATCCTCGCGAAAAGCGGGCGGATCTGGGGAAACGATGCCGCGCTCGGCGAGCATCCCGCGCAACGTGGCGATGTACACCTGAAGCGCAACAAGCTTGTTCTGCAATGCTGTAATCAACAGGTAGTCGCGCTCCCGATCCTGCCGGTGACGCTCTTCCTGCTTACGAGACTCTTCCTTCATCGACTCAAACTCTTGGCGCAGCGTGTCATAGTCGGATTGAAGCTGGTTCGTCTTCTTGACGAGGTAACGAATGAACCCTGTGGCGGCGGCTGCTGCGAGCATCCCTAGAGCAAAGATGATCGCAGGCCAGCCGCCACCCACAAGGTCAACCACCTCAGGGGTGGGGGCCGTCACGGCGTGGCAGGTTCCTTAGCCAGCCAGGGGACGTACGTCTCCAACAGGTCTTCCACAACGGGCAGCGCCATCACCCGAGTGACCCCGGCAGCGACCGCCAGAGCAACACCAACACCCGCCGCAGTCGGGGCGACACCCGAAGCTGCAACAATCAGCGGGAGTGCCGCAGCAACAGCCACAGCAGCCTGAAAAACCGTGCGGACAGTTCTCCGCGTACCATCTGTCACTTCGCCTCCAAACGAGCCACCCGAGCATCCAAGCTCTTGATGGCCTCAACCAGTCCCACTACCTTTTTGCGCACGTCACCCAGGGAATCCACAACAGTGAAGTTGCGGCCCTTCTCGTCCTGGCCCAACTGCGACCAGCCGGGGTACTCGCCCGCATCTCGTCCACCAGTCAACTGCTGGCGGATGTCCTTAACGTCCGAAACAATCGGACCCACGTACGCCCGAATGAAGGCGATAATCTCGTCCTTAGCGGCCACGTTCAGTTCCTCTCCGTAGTAGTACTCCTGGACCCGCCGAATGAACTCGGCCCAGGGAAAGTTCTTGCCGGGATCCGTGTGACCGCCGCCCCACGCCCCGAAATCCACATGCCCGCAAATACCGGGCGTCTTCGGCATCCCCTTGCCGCCCACATAGACAGGCGGGATGCCGCGCACCTTGCAGCGGTACGCAGTCAGCTTCGCCAGCCGATCCATCTGCGCGTTCTCGTCCTTGCCGTCCCGGTCGTCGGTTTCGAGCCACTTCGCAGCCGTCCACCTCGCGAACGAGCCAGCCGACAGCAGGTGATCGCCACGCGAGTTCGCGTTCGACGCCGACCACGGGTTCTGGTCCCACGGCACCACCAACACCGATTCGGTGTCATCCACCACGGCGTTGTACGACACCGCGCGGGAGCGGTCGCCGCCAGGCGCAGGGTTGCACAGGTACGGGATGATGTCTTTCGCCCGCCCGTTTCCCTCCTGTGTATGGATCACAATCCACGAGACGTTGCGCCCACCGGAGTGCCGGTTCGGCGAAATCTGATGCCGGGTGATCGGGTTCTCAACCACGAGACACCACCCGCCGAACCTCACCCAACGCGTCCACCACGGTCTGTTTGCCCAACTGGGGCCAGCCGTCAAATCGGCCGGCGGTGCGGCTACCCGTCAACTGTGCTCGCACGTCCTTCACGAGCAGAGACAGCGGCGCGAAAACCTCGCGCACAGCAGCATTCACCGGGTCGGCCTCAATCTCAACCGGCACCACCGCATACGCGTAACCCTTGCCTGCGATCAACGTCGCACACTGCTCCAAGGTCACCCAGTACTGGAACGGGGAGAACCCAGAGTCAGCGATGAACACGTACCGCTTGCCGTTCTCTTCGGCGTAACCCATCGCGGCCACGTAGTGGTACACGTCGCCACCGCCGTAGCGGGGGTTCGGGGAACCGAGCTGGCCCTTGGGGTAGCCGCCGACCGGCGCAATCCAGTTCATAGCAACGCCATAGCCGCCATCCACCGACGCCTTGATGTCAGCCCAAAGCTTGTCCTGCTGTTTCTTCGTGGCGTCAGCGCCACCGATCAACACCGTGGCGTACAGGACACCCAAGTGCTTGTGGAGCGCCGCCGCCAGCAAGCCAATATGGTTGGTGCCGTTAGTAGTTGTCTTCATTTCGCGGGCCAAATCCCGCTCTTCAATCCGCTTCCGAGACGATGCGATGTTCTGCACAGTGGCAGGTCCGCACCAAAATGAGGTCTCTTGGACGATGATCGAAGGTACGAAAGGCAGTATCTTCCGCATGTGTACCTCCTAGTTAGCTCAGCCAGACACAGCCCACCGACATGGCCGACCCGCTGGCGCTAATACCCAACGGTGCAGTCGGGGAATCGATTAGAGCGATAGATTGGTTGTTACTTCCCTGGCCGATCTGGCGGAACCGCACATCCCCCAGGTAGCTGGGTGAGGTGGATGATGCTGCAACACCGGCCACCAGTGCGACCGCCAGCGTCCCGGAACCATCCGGCGTGTGCGTCGCAATCTGTGAGCTAGACACCTTGGATGTGTACGGACCAACAGCCGAAACACCCGAGTACTCAGCGACAATCATGGTTTCCCACGAGCCGCCGCCATCCACCACGAAGGTGTGAGTGCCCGCCGTCGAATCGACAACGAAGAACTGGTGGATACGAGTCGCCGTGACCGTACCCAGTGGAGTCAGCGCGCCGCCATCCATTGTGACGCCAAGCCCGCCATACGAGTTCGAAGTCGTGCCGATGATCAACTTCGTCCCCGAACTGGTGGTCATGTTGACCGTTGGGGTTTGGTTGGAGCCAGCGACACCCACAGCCTGCACGAACGTAGGCGTAGTCACGCTAGGCCACTTCTTGACGAACTGACCGCCGCTCCACTCATAAACACCCTGAGGCGCAACAAACGCCGAACCATTCCACACCCGACACTGGGACGGATCAGCGAAAGCCGTACCGTTCCAGTGCTTCAAAGGCATCAGGGCACCACATACAGAACGCCAGCCTGCCCAGTCGGGGGCAGCGCACCGAACACAACCTTGCCGTCCACATACGCCTTCGTGGCCGCATCATTCGCGGCCAACGGTGCACCGACCTTCACCACGCCACCATCGCCGCGCTGAACAATCGTCCACGCCGTAGCGTCATTGCCAGAGAAGTCCAAACCGTGCAGGCCGGTGTCACTCGTGGAGTAAATCTTCCACGGCGTAGCAATCGTCGACACCTTGCCGTTCAATGCAGTCTGCGTGGCAGTGCTCACCGGCTTATTGGCGTCAGACGTGTTGTCCACGTTGCCCAAACCGACATCGCCCTTCACCAGCAACACGACACCCGTCTTGCCAGCGACACTCGCAACAGCATCCGTGGTATCGGACTTCTCCCACGTCGACCCGTTGTATATGCAGTAGTCGCCAACCGCGAAATCGATAGTCCCCGAACCCAAGTTGCGTGCGCCGGCAGTGCCAACACGCCACACATCACCAACATTGCCAGTGCCATCTACCAGGGCCGGACTGTTCGTGCTCGCGTTCCAAACACCAAGGTATTCCATGATCGTCGAAGGAAGCTGCGCTATCGGCACCTTGCCACCCGAATCCAACGAGGCATACCCGTTAGCCACACCCTTGTTGGCGGTGGCCTCCATCGTCTCCCGAGCCTTGTTCACAATCGAAGTAACCCGGCGACCCGAAATGAAGCGGCTAGCCGTAGCAGTGCCCGCCGTGATCTCCGCATCCGAAATCTCAGTCTGAGGCTGCACCTCCGACATGATCTGATACGCAGCACCATCGAAGTACAGCAACATCAAACCGCCAGCAATGATCGACACCGACGTGGACACCGGACTCGACTGATTGCCAGGCCGAATCGGATACGGAGTGCCACCATTGAACGCCAGCGTGGGCGTAGCCGCCGACGTGCCACTCGTGAACCGCAGCACCACGAAATCGCCAGCAACCGGGGCAGTCCCAGTCACAGCCTTCGCCGCCGTAGCCGAAGCCGTAGCAGTCGTCACATCAATCATCTTCAACGGGCGAGCATCACTCAAACGAGGATCCGTGGTGTCAACCTTTGTGGCGAGACCAGCATTCAACTGCGCGGTACTCACATCGCCCGGATCGCCCTTCGGCCCCGGATCGCCCTGTGGGCCAGGATCGCCCTTAGGCCCGGGGTTGCCCTGCGCCCCAGGATCGCCCTTCACGCCCGGATCGCCCTTCACACCAGGAGGGCCAGGCGTACTCGGGGCCACCTTCACCGAAGACCCCGCAGGAGAAACAGCCTTAGTTGCAGGCGCACCCGGTGAAGTCACACGCACCACACCAGAAAGCGGCGTCATTTCGTCCTCGCAACCTTGTCCTGGAACCAAGCAAACTCAGTGCTCGGCGTACCCGGATACCGCAGATAGATGAAGTACGGCGTCTTGTCCGGAACAGTGTCCGTAATATCTGACTGCACCTTGAAAGACGCAGTGCCAGTTGACGCATCGACGGTCGCATCCCACTGGGGGAGGTCGCCCACTTTCGCCCACACAGTGGTGCCAGCAGGCCACACATCGCCGGTCGTGAGCGTAACCACCCAGTCAGCGCCATCGGTCAGAATCAAACGGCCTTTCAGGGGCTCATAACCAAGGTCTGCCATTGCAGCCTCCAAACGTATTAATCCGCGACAATGTCAGCGGCAGTGAAGTTGTCGACACGGCCACCCACATTCGTGAATGCCCGACGGGCAAAAACCCCCACCCACCGCCGGCCAATGCCGTGCGGCACGATGTTTCCAGTGTCAGTCCACGTCAGAATCGGCTCAGCCCCATCAGGATTGCCGAAATAGACCCGATAGGTGTTGTCACTTGGGTCATACCTCAGCGTGTAACGCCCCGATGCCGGTGCGGCTGTCATCGGCAGGCTTGCCCGCGATGTCCGAGAGTCGTAGTGACCAGTCTGAATTCGCACACCCCGGAACTCGGAGTTGTTGTCCTCAACAGCCACCCACACACCGCCAGTCATGCCCTGCGCCATGCACAAGCCGATACCAGCGGCGTGAGTGTCCACGAAGATGTCAGCCGATACCTCAATCGCGTCAGAAGCCATCGGTTGCGCATACATCGCAGCGCCAGAGTTGTTATCCAAGAACGAACCAGAGTGCTGGACACGGTTGCTCGAAATCTCGATAGGACCGTAGGTGATCCAGCGGTTGCCGAACGATGCGCGGTTGAAGTCGTCGAACACAAAGCGCGGAATGCTCGCCTGACCCACATCGATACCCAAAGACACGAACGGCGTCGGACCCACATACATGGCATCTCGCTCGATGACCGGGATAGTCGCCGGAACAGGAATCGAAGTCGGGTTCCGCCCCGAACCAGACGCATACGGCCTGAAGCCAGGCAGTGGTGTCGGATTCGGAAAATTCAACCCCGCCAGACTCACCGAGCCGCTGCCAGTCATCCGAAACTGCACGTCATAGGAGTCACCCATGTCCGCGTTGATCCCGTTGTCCATGAGATGCTGCTGCCAGGCGATAGTGGTCGTCAGGTTGCCCGCCAGATTCGGAGACGAGTACACGATCGACGAAGACCCATCAGCCTCAAGCTTGTACACGTCAACGTTGAACGAGCTGACCGTGCCAGTTCGGTACGCCAGGAACGTAATCACCTTGCGCTGAGCCGCCGACTTGAAAATGACGTTGCCCCACGGTGCGTATGCCGCTGTGACATTCACCGTGGGAGTCACCATCGCAGTGGTGGAGCCAATCACTGCGTGAGTGTGCGAATCCGTCGACCCCGTGCGAAAGTCCATCTGATGCGTGTGCAGATTCAACAAGCTGAACGGGAAGCTAGGCGTACCCGTGCGATCCGGGCCAGTCTCATGCACACCCATGCCCGACTGAAGCGCGATCACCTCAGTCACATAGTGAATCTGGGTACCAACCGACACCACAGACTCCGCAGTCTCATCAGCCTGTTTCCACCGCTGGCCCATCAAATCCCGAAGCCACGCAAGGCCAGCCGACAACGGCCCGCCGCCGCCAGTGCCCATCAACACCCGCTGAAGAACACCAATCAAGCCCGTGTTGAACCCGCCGAAGTTCTCATCGATACCCGGCTTATGATCCGACTTCAGAATGCCCTCAACCGTGGACTGCGAACGGTTCTCAAACTTGACTCGCTGAGCGCCGCCAGCCCCGACACCAAACGTGTTGTTCGGCATTGTCAGACCGCTGAAGCCATTAGGAACTACCGGCATTAGCCACCTCCAACGCCTGACGGAGCTTCGTCAACTCCCGCAACGCATCCGCCAACTCAGGAGCAGACTCTTCGAACTGTGCGGCACGTTCCTCATCCGACATGCTTGCAATCTCGGCAGCCTTGTCCGGATTGATCTTCGCCAGCAAATCCAGTGCGTCACTGGAAGAAAGCTTGCCAGCCTCCCGCATCTCCTCAACCTCTTCAGGCGTCACCCAATGGGTCACACCCTCCGCGTCCTGAACCTTCACTACCTCGGCCAGTTCCGGATGGAACCGAATACCCATGCGGTACAGATGCTCTGCCTGATGAGGCACCAACGCCAACGGCGTAGGCATCGCCTGCATCTTCCCGAACGCGGGCCAAGCCGACAGGAACGGAGCCAAATGCTGGCGAGGATCCTCCCAATCGGTCACATCCTCAACGAACTGGCAAGCCTGCTCTTCCACTGAAAAACACCTCTTAAGTAATCATTCGGACGCCAATTTCTTGAAGCGTCTCCAAAGCCTTCGAAATCAACCGAGCCTGACGCTCAGCAATAGACATAGCGGCAGTGTTAGTGCCGACCTGAACCGTGTACTGGTACATCGGGCCGTCAGAACCACCCGACGAGAAATCCCACGTCAGAGTGATCTCCTGAACCGCATCCACAAACACCTTGTTCGGGATGATCTTCTCCGCAGTCGACCCCAAGCGATCACCAGGCATGAAATGGATGCCCGGATAGATCGGGCCAATGCCCATCGTGAACTCATGTGTGGTCTGAGACTTCGTGGCCTCGAAACCCTCACGCAGAGCACCCAATGCGGCCAACGACCACGCATTCGAGTCGCCGCCCTGCTGATAGATTTCCCACAGGTGAACCCACCCAAGGTTGTGTGCACGCTGATGGTTCGTGAACCGCTGCCACGCCAGGATTGTGCCCTGCAAGAATGGCATAATCACCGACGCCGCAATATCGCCAGCAGACGAGAAACCAGCCAGAGCAAAGTAGCCCAGGATGTTGCCGACCATCTGAATGGTCAGCTCAGCCAACTGATCCGCATACGGGTTCGCGCCACCAACCACGACCGAGACAGGGCCAGCGGGATTCCAAGCTAAGTTCGATGTCTCTATTTGAGACCACTTTGAATCCCGCAACACTATCCACGGCCTGTTTGGCACTTGTCCAAAGAATCCCGGCTCGTAGTAGGAGTCCGGCCAGATGGTCTGATCGTCGGTGACCGGCGTCAGGATCGACTCAATGAAGCCGTCCAAGAACTGAACCGCCGAACGAGTCAGCCCACCAATGATGCCGCCGTTGAACCACGTGCCATCCGGATTGTGGTAGCCCGACTTGTCGACAACCTCGAAAACGACTGCGCCATTACGGATGCTCGGCAAATCCAAACCCGCGTCCGCAACAGTCTCACCATCATCTGTGAAGTAGCGTCGATATGTCAGAACCAGTTTCGCGTCATCCAGTACCTCGCTGATGACCGTATCCAGTGGTTGCATACGGGTAGCGAGCAACGCCCACAACGAATCATCGCCCAGAAGGCTTCCGCACTTGATGTGCGCCTGCCATCTCGACGAGTCAATTTTGGACATCCAGCCGTTCGACGTGAAAGGGTCATCCGGGAGCGTCCACCACGAAGCCTCCACTCGCATAATGTTTATGAGGATGAGGAAGCTTACGATCCAGCGCGCAGGTCCGAAAAGTGGTAGCACACGCGGGAATTGGAAGATCGGGATCGGCAACGCCGGGTTCGGGGGACCGAGCAGAAATGAAATCATCTGCCGGTCATCAACGAACACGGCTTCCAGGTAATAGACACCCTGGCCGTCCTTCGTGACCTGCCAGTGATGCAACATGCCCGACCAGCGCAGCTTGCAATTCTTGCCGCGCCCCATGTGATCCACCGAGATCACCACATTCTTCTTGGCTTCCGGGTCATCCGGAATCGAGATCAGCCACTTCGCCAGATAGTGATCCAGCCGCAGACGCAACGTGCCCTGCGCCGGTTCCTTGATCGTGAACGGGAACTGGCCTGCGATCGAGTCACGCACAACACCCCGCAGAATCAGGCCACGGGACTCCTCGCCCGAAGGCGGGTTGGCCCACAATCGAATCCACGGTGCACGTTTCGCCATAGCCTTGTGCGCCTGCCGAGTGGCATCGCACGTGTCGCGCACCTCAAACAGGTCAACCAACGGCGTAGTCATCGAGAAACCCCCCACGGCTTGGTGTACATCCGCGTGTACTGCAAGCCAATTGAGTCGCCCACGGCCACACCAGTCCACGACACAGTCAGTGAGGTGGGAGGTGTGTGGGGCGGAATCGGATACATCAAACCGTTACCGGATGCACGTGCCCACGGATTGGTGCCCATCGACGACAAGAACAGTTCCTCGTCAGGATCGGCGTTCACATCGAAGTGCTCGCCGTTCATCAACGGCGGAAGGGTCCAGGTTCGCGCTGAGTCGGCCTGTGCGCGCCCATACTCGTCATTCCCGAACGAGTAGTCCGGGAGCGTGTAGCGGGCGTTAGCGGCGCTAGCAGAGCCAGTCCACCGCAACCACATATCCGTGTTGCCGTCATTCGCAACAGTGAAAGTCGTGGACCCAGAAGTGGTCGGGCACACAAACTGCTCAGTGACAGTCTCGCCCACCCACAACGGGTTCTCGCCAGCCGCATTGATCACCACAGTGGCGTCGGCCAGCAGATGCGGGTCACGGCCATTCTCAATCTCGCCCTCATAGCAGACGGGATCAGACAGCTTGCGCAACCCAAGAGAACGTTCACCATCATTCGTGATGAACACGAGCTGGCCTTCGCGCTCAAACTCCCACGCCATCGAGAACTCAGAATCAACTTCTCGCCAGTCGCGGGCAGAACCACCAAAGCCACCCCAGATTTGGAAACCGATCACAGGCTCGCGGCGTTCCAGCCGGAAACCCTGATATACATGCTTCCACGCAGATTCCGCCCAATAGGTGACGGTAGGTGCGTCATACAGCTTTGTCGGCTTGGGGAGCAGAAGCACGCCCTGCCGTTCTGCGTCTCGACCAGACACGTTCCAAACGGAACCATCGGGTCCGCGCCACTCGATAGACAGATCGGATTCAGGCATACTTCTACTCCCCAAACAATCGACAAATTGGAGGAACCGAGACTTAGCGCGTGGTCTTCAAACCAATATGCGAGAACGCCTTATGTGCAGCGTTCTTCTCGATAACCTTCTCGAACTCACGCGCAGACAGCGCGTAAATATCCCCATACGACGAACGGTTGTCGACATGGGCTGCCCCGGAAGACGCCGGAGCCTTCGTATTCAAAGGTGCCTTCGTAGCAGCACCGCCAAGAGTCTCAATGGTCTGCAACCGAGACATCTCCAACTTCGAAAGGAACTCAGTTCCATTCTTGTGAAGCGTCTCAGCACCAACCTTGAGTCCGCCCACACCATGCTTGACCGCACCGCCGATAGCGGGAGCAGCAGCAGCAATAGCAGGACCAATGCCGGGAATCGCCGAAGCGCCCGCAGCGACCATCGAAGCCAGGTTTCCCGCAGCCTCAGGCGAATCATTGATGACATCCAACAAGCCACCCGCAGCGTCAGCCGACTTGGCATTCACCACGAATTCCTTGTTCGACAACATCGCACGAATGCGGTCATCACGAGGACCACCAGGACCAGCAACCCAACCACCATCGGCATACCAGCCCTGAGCCTCATGATGAGCCAAAGCCTTCGACGGAGTGCCGTACTTCTCAGTGCCGCGAATGTACTTACCAAACGCAACACCCTGAAGGAACGGATCATCCGTCTTCGACATGCCGACAGTGCCCCACGTCTGATCCAAGAACTGGAACAGACCGTAAGCCGTCGAGTTCGGGTTCTGAGCGCGGACATTGTTCCAGTCCGGACCAGATTCCTTGCCCTTGATCTTCTCGGTAGCTGTCCACTCAGGCCCGACATTCCAGCCGAAGTCCTTCAGGGCGTGCATAACACGATCCTTGAACGGACCCGTCTTGGACGGATCAGCCGGCGCAGGAGCAGGTGTCTGCTGACCGGGAGGCGTTGTGCCAGGGTTCGATCCGGGAAGCAACTGCTTCGTCATGGGATCGTTGCGGGCACCCGTACCAGCCGGGGGAGCGTCCTTCTTGTTCTTCTTCAGGTTCTTCTTGCGTTCCTGATCGCCCCACCACGTGTAGGTGTCATTGATCGCACGGTTCCACTCGTTGTCGTCAGACAGAATCGAGCTACCCAAACCGAAGAAGTCCAACGCGCCTTGCGCCAGAATCTCACCCGCGCGACCCGCGTAACCCGGAATGGACAGCTTGTCGCTTTCCCCATCCGGAGCCTTCTTCTGGCCCGTCTTCGGGAACAACTTGTCCTGCCACGGAACCTTCGCCCACTCTTCAGGCGTGTAGGTATCCGACTCTTCCGGACCACCCGTGTTGTACGGATCGCCTTCGCCGCCAGGTTCGGTGTACTGACCATCCGGACCAACGCCAGGGGTGCCAGTCGAATTCAAGCCAGTAGCGCCCCCACCAGGGAAGTACATGTGATCGGTGAACTGCTTGTCGTTGAAGCCAACCGGCCCACCGATACGCACCTTCGGACCCGTAGATTCGAAGTTCGTACCATCCGGGAACGTGCCCGCAGTATGGCCGTTAGCGCCACCGCCCTGATCCCACCAGCCAATCCGAAGATCACCCTGCGAGCCTTGCCCGTCCAGAGCGCCCTTCTTCTTCAACCAGTCACCCTCAGTGACAGTCGACATCCGAGAATCAAACGGATCAAGGTTCTTCGCCACGTTGACAACAGCCGACACCATGCCCGAGCAGTCGATGGAATCCCGAGAGAAACCACCCATCAGATACGGCACACCATCCATCGATCGAGCAAACTCAGTTGCCCCAGCAATGTTCAGGTCCGAACCCGAACCACCCATGCCCGACGGCTGGCCCTGAGGCTGACCAATCTGACCCTGACGGTTCTGGTACACATCCTTCGCGAACTGCTGAATGATCTCGTTGTTCGCAGCCTGATCCGCACCACCCGACTTGTTGGTCATGATGCTCACAGCGAGCCACTTGTCGCCATCGAAGATGTAACCCATGTCGTGCGACGAGCCACCAAGCTCACCCGTCTTGTGCGCGATCTGGTCGTTCGGCAACACCGCACCAAACTTGGTGTCAACCGTCTGAGCCTTCATCGCATCCACAATCGACTTCGCCGACTTCTGCGACACCTTGCCCGAACCATTAGCGGACTGATAGATGATGCCCAGCAACGCGTTAGCGCCCCTGACAGTCATCCGGTTCGGATCCTCGCCACCGAACTCGACACCGAGCTTCCGCCCAAGCCGAACATCATTCGACGAAACACCCATGCCCGCCATAGCCGAGTTGACCGCCTCGAAACCGCCAACCTTGTCGATCAGACGGTTCGTAGCCTCGTTGTCCGAGTTGGAGATCATCGGATTCAAGTCGCCCTGAATCTGCTCCATCGTCAACTCGCCAGCATCAACCTTCTTAGCCGCAGCCAAAGCCACAGCCAGCTTGATCTCCGACGCAGACGGCATCGACTTATCCGCGTTAACGGTGTAGCTCTCACCAGTCTTCGGATCCGAAATCGCAACAGCAACATCGATACCCTTGGCCTGGCCGGCGGCTACCGCAGCATCCGCAGCCTTCTGCAACTCCGACTTCTGGTTGGCTGGATTCGACCCGTCAGAGCCATCCGCACCCCACTCGCCGGAACCGCCACCATAGTTGCCGCCACCGAAATCTCCGCCACCACTCGGGCTTCCACCCTCAGGCAACTGGAACTCGCCGCCCGACTCGCCACCAGGAAGCTCTTCAACTTCCGGCTTCCACGTCGGGTCAAGACGCCAATTCTGGTCGCGATCCGGAGGCAGACCGCCCTCGTTCCAACGCTGCTTCAGTTGCGGGTTGTTCGTCCAGAAGACGTTCCGGTTGGTCTCATTGTCCGCATCCAACATGCGAGTCTTGAGATACCGCTCCCACTCCGCGTTGAACAAATCCTCGCGGGCAACCTGCTTCTGGATGTCAGCCACACTCGGCGGCATCTGCCCAGCGTCACGCATAGCCTTGATACCGGAGTACTTGTCGAGCCACGCATCGCGCTGACCATCGGTGTAGCCAGGCGCATACGGGACAACGTTCTTGTACTGTTCCAGCTTCTCAATGACACGACGGTCATGCGGGCGATAGCCGTACCGTGCAGTCGAATTCAGATACGCCTTCCACGCCAACGTGTGGTCACGCTCAGCGAACGAAGGAGGCATCTGGCCCGACCTGTACAGCCGCGCAATGTCCTTGTTGTGGTACAGGTAGTTCTCGCGCCACTCACCAACATTGCCGCTACCGTTGACCTGGATGTCACCAGGCGAAGGTGCTCGACGCTCCTCAGCATTCGAGTAGTACGTTCCACCAACCGCATTGTCATACACGGTCTTCGAGCCGTACCGCTCAAAGTACCGATGCCAGGCAGTGTCAAACTGCTCACGCGACATGCCCTGACCATCCGGACGGCCACCCGTATCCAGGCGAGCCAACCCCGACAGGCGCGGATCATCCCGGTTGATGGCCTCCACCAGCGGCGCATACTTCGCAGCCGAACGAGCATTGACCACAAACTCTTCCGGCGACACAAACGCAGTCGGCTGGCCCGTGCGCGGGTCGATACCCAACACCTGATCCTCGCGCGAACCACCAGGGCCATACAACCAGCCCTCAGCGTCAACACCCGCAGGAACAGAACCACCGACACGCAACTTCTGAAGTCGCTCACCCACATTGCGCAGATTTTCGGATCCCGGCAGATTCTTACCCAGAATCTTCAGGTTGCCCATCCACGACAACAGCTTGCCCACAAGGTGGATCGGAGTTTTCAGGACATTCGCGATACCCGAGAACGCCCGCTCGATACCACTTGCGATGCGCGAGAACAGAGAGCCCATAGCCTCTGCGCCCTTTTTGATCCAGCCCCACACCTTATCCCAGGCTTTGCCGAGACTGCCGAAAACATTGACCACCTTGTCGAAGTTCTCGACCACCCACAGGATGCCCTTGACGAGCAACGCAATCGGGTTCGTGTTCAGGAACAGATCCCACAGGAACTTCACCGCGTTGCGGAAGCCCTCAAACTTGTTCCACGCCCAAATGACGCCAGCAACCAACGCCGCAATCGCAATGACCACCAACCCGATCGGGTTCATGGACATCACAACATTGAGCGCAGCCTGCACAACAGCCCAAGCCCGAGTAGCGCCAGCAACCAACTTCGTGCCGATCGCAACCGCAGCCAGGCGGGCAGGCAACCCCTTCAAGAAGTTCATCGCCATAGCCAGACGGCCAGTCGCAGCAGTCCACAAATTCGTTGCAGCCGTAGCGAGCTTCGTGCGCGCCGTAGCCGAACCCAACGCCATCGGCAGCAGCGTGATAACCGAAAGGAAGATCATCATCTTATCGGTCGCGCCACCAATACCCGACGACATTTCATCCATGCCCTCAGTGGTGCCATCCATCGACGTCTGCGCCGACGCATCACCCATGCCGAACAACATCATCACGGTGCCCGCAATGGTCGCCACAAGCGTCAGGATCGACAGAATACGAGCCCACGGAGACATACGTCCCGCAGCCTCCATAGCACGCCCCAAACGGCCCTGAGCCGCCGTAGCGCGGTCAGTCGTAGTGATGAGCTGGGCAACACCCGTCCGGACGTTACCGACAGCCCTAGACGCCCCCATAGCGGCGTTCTCGGCAGTGCGACGGAAGATTCCCCACGAACGCGTAGAAGTCTCCTGGACACCCACCATCACGCGCTGGTACTGCTGACCAAACTTGTACATCGCAGTGCTCGCACCAGTACCCGCCAAGTTTGCGTCATTACGCATACCCTGCGAGAAGTGGATACTCGCATTCCGCAAGTTCCGGAAACCCTGGCCGGCGGCAACAATACGACCGATCAAGTTGCCGATACCGATCACAGCCTGAAGGATCGAACGCGAGATCACAATGAACGCGAACGCCCCAGCAATCAGCCACGTAGGCAGAGCCGAGATCGCATTCAACAGCATCGTCAGCGGCTCAATCACAGCCACCAAAAGCGGCGCAGCAGCAATAATCAACTGCGACAGCGCACCACCGATAGCGGTCATGAACTCCGCGAGACGGCCCTGGTTGTCACCCAACACCTGATTCAGGGAAGCGAACACCTGCTCGATAGCAGGCAACGCCGCCTGGAAAGTCGGCATCAACGTCTCAGAGAAACGATTGAACAGGTGCAGCAGGTTGCCCAGCGTGACCATCGCCTGGCCGCCGAACTCGCCCCACATCTGCGCGCCATCATTCAGGAACACGCCCAGATCGCCGAAGAACGTACCCACACCGTTACCGGCCTGGATACTCAACGTCGTCAAAGTCCGTGCAACCGCATCGATGACAGGCGCAAAGTTGCGGAACTGATCCTGGACAGACTGCCAGAACTTCAACGCCGTACCGTTATTGGAGAACTCAGTGAACGTACTGTTGAGCACATCCAGAGAACTCTTCAGCGCACCATTGGCCGTACCGGCAACACGCTCCATACCGGAACGCAATGCAGGCAACTGGCCCTGCGCCACAAGCTTGATCTTCTCGCCCAGGCCATCAAACAACGTGTCCTGAACCGACATACGCAGCTCGCGCCACGCGCCACCCAACGACCGCACATCCCGAACAAACTGCTGCGCATTCGGAGACAGCTTCTTCATCGCCTCATCGAAACGAGAAGTCTTATCCGCTACCGCGCCAGCATTCGCCTGAACATTCCGTGCGTCAGTGACCGCATCAGACAGCTCACGCTCATTGCGCTTGACAGTCTGCTGGCCGCGCTCCACATCCCTGCGAGCAGACACAACCTTCGGATTGCGCTCAACACCATTCGCGTACACCTGATTAGCGTTCGCACGAACATCATCAGTCTGGTTCTGAGCCCGCCTCAAACGGGTCTCAGACTCCTTGACCGACAGCGCAGCATCCTGCACATCCAGCCGGGACGCCTTGCCCACCGAATAGTCGTAGCGAACCTGAGACAGACGCTCACGGGCACGAGCAACGTTGATAGCTGCCCGCTCCTGAGACTGGCCCGTCTCCTCCAACTCCAAACGCTGGTCACGAATCTCACGAGTCGCATCACGAGTCGCATCACGCAACTTCTGCTGATCCGACGCCAGATCGTCAGACGAATTCCGCAACGCCTGCTGCGCATCCGCAACACGCTGCGTGGCCTCCCGCTGCTCACGCAACGCATCAGTGGCCTTCTTCGCATCCTTCGACGGATCCCGCGTAGCCGCAGTCTTCTTCTCCGCATTCAACTCAGTGAACGCATTGAAGATGCCCGACGAACCAATAGCGACAGCGCCACCCATAGCGCCCAGCGCCGTAGCAGCCGCCGCAGCACCAGCAACCACACCACCCAGCAAGCCGACAATGCCAGCAATGCCAGTAGCGGCCATCGTGATATTCGACAGATTGAAGATCGTCATACCCGTGAAGCCCTGAACCACACGGAACTGGTACTTCAGATCATCGATCTCATTACGGGCCTTGCGAGTATCCGCATCCACATCGATCTGGATGTCATCATGCTCTTCTTTTTCGCGGAGCTGAGTGATCTCAGCCTTACCCTTGGCGGTATCCGCGTCGACACCAATCTGGATGTCGTTAGCCTCTTGACGCTCACGCCACTCACGAATCCGCGACGTAGCCGTAGAAGTCCGAACCCCCAAATCAATGGTGAGTTCCTTCTGGACCTCTTTCAAAGCCTGCTCGACACGCGCCTTGAACACCTTGGTGTCCACCAGCAACGTGACATCCTTGGTGAGCTGAATCTTCTTCAGCTCTTCCTCGGCCTTTTTCTTGAAGCCATTCAAAGATGGGGCGATCTTCAGAATCGCATCGCCAATAACCTTACGGGCGCTAGCAGCAGCCATTAGGGATCACCCCATCCTCTACGTCATTCCTTGTCGGCAAACATGGCGTCGAAATCAGCCTTGGAAAGTCCCTGATCGGTGAAAGCCTGCTCAACATCCGGGATTCCTGCCTTCACAGCCACGATCAAAGCCGCAAGCGCATTCACCGCAGCGGCCAGCGGAAGCTCAGCGAGCACCGCATCAATAGCGTCAATCTGGTTACCGAGAATCAGTTCGGCAACCTCAGTTTCGTTCTCAGCGGCAGCGATCTTCTCGCAGGTCGCCTTGGTCGGGTAAGGGATGAAAATCTCAGGCGTGAACTGCACGCCCCCGAACAGTTCCGGCTTGTCGTCACGGAGCTTGTCGAGCAGGGACACAGGTGCGGTGTTCTTGGTAGCCATTAGAGTTACTTATCCTTCTGTTCAAATTCGAATACGTTGATGTTCTGATGCGGCAACAGCTTCGAAGTAGCCTTACGGAGCCGCGTGACAGCCTTCTGCCGTCGAATACGTTCAACCTCAAACACGGGGCGCTTCGTAAACTGCACCTCGTGCGACTTAGAGCCCGCAGTGACAGCCCGCAGAGCAATCAAGTGATCCTTGATGTCTGCCAGGTCGTCTTTCCACGGGAACCAGCCGGCGGCTGGGGGAGTGCCATCCGTCTTCCGACGTTCCGGCGAAGCCTCAAGCTCTTCAGCCATAGCTTGGGCGATTTCAGGATCATTGACGACTGCGGAGAAATACTCGGTTCCCAAACCGAGGCGGGACTTCAGGCGGTAAAACTCACGCCAATCCTTCTTACCTTCGATCCAATCCATTGCGCGCAAGTTGAGAATGGTTTGAAAGTCCCATTCCAGCTCGCCCCAATGCTTGTCGATCATGGTAAGAAGGCCCGCTATTTTCCCTCTACTTCATCGGCCCCCTTGCCGAACCAGTGCTCGTTGACGTACTTGACGAATCCCGCCCACACCTGGGGTCGTTCATCGGCAAACAGTTCCTTGAGCTTCGCGTAGGTGTCGGGACCAAACAACGCGGAATGTGCGTCATCAGCGGTCTCGGCATCGCGATATTCATCCATCTGCTTCTTCGTTGGGAACGTGAGCGCAATGGTCGGGGTGACAATGATGTCGTCGGGAATCTGCGCCTCAGCTTTGAGGTCGTAAAAGATCCCGGTCGGCTTCTTTGCGGTAGCCATGAGAGGGAAAGCTCCTATATGTGAAACGACCACCCGAAAGGCAATGAAGGGCATTCCGGGTGGTCGCTAGTGAATTACTTGTCAGACTTCAGTGCGAGGCTTGCGGAACAGGCGAGGCACGGGGTGAAAGCGGTCAACTTTCCATGCAATGTTTGTGTCAGACGGGAAGTAGATGCCGCACTGATTACCAAACAGGGCAGAAGTGTCCGTGGCGTCAGCGACTAACTCGCCGTCAACAAACACGTACACATTCGGCCCGTAGACCATCAGCTCCACATACTTCCCAACACCGATAGTGCCGTTCGGAAGCGCAGGACTGATTGAGGTGTTGACACCGCCAACGATGCGCTGGATGTGGCACGACCCGCCAGAAGTGACCGCTAGGCGGAAGTGGTTCTGCGAATCACTCGCCGCCACCACCGCATACGCAAAACCACTAGCGTGCATGGCCTTTACCGTGAACCCGATGCGCATATTGCGGCCGGGGTTCACCAACAGGATTCGCGTCTGGCCGTCAGGTGCGGCAATACGCCGCGTCGCACCACCAGAGTTCCGGTACTGGGAAGGCCAGCCAGTCCAGTTGAATGGCTTGCCCCCCAGTCCTGCATCCGTGGCAACAATCGGGTCAGAATCAACGGCATACGACTCAGAAGTCAACAGTGCAGGTGTCATAGCCCGCATCCGCGCCGTGAGCGTATCGATGATCGTTTCCTGATAGTCAGCCCGGATCGCGACAGGGCCAGCAGCGGGAACCCTACGATTGCCCGGCCCGCCAGCCGTCGTGCCAACGTTCGTCACCCGACGCAACAATGGGAACAGCGTTGCAGTCCAGTCAGTTCGCATACGTTCCAACGCAGGGCGCATGTTCACCGCAGCATCGCCCTCGGCGGAGATAGCAACAGAGCCAGACTGGTCGCCCACGTAGGCCCCATAGTCCTGAAGGCACTTCGCCAACGCGAAACCTTCCGAGGACAAGCCCAGCGAGCCGATGTCCACAGACGGTGGGATCGCAAAGAAGCTGCCCATCGGAACCTCGCCCGAATACGTCACGCCCGATGCATCCTCTGCCGAAGCGGGCCAAACGAACCCACGCTTCAACGATGTGCCCGGAATCGACACCGCAATGGCGTGCGGGATGTAGCACTTCGCAATCTCATGCTGGCGAATCAAGCCGCCGGCCGTAGGCCACCGTGCAGCCCGGGTGCCCGCATTCCGCCCAGTGCCCAACAGGTCTGTGCTGGTAATGAAATCCGCCGTATACGTGTAATCGTTGACCTTGACCGTCTTCCACAGGTCAATCGCCCGACCGGCGTCAATGACCCGCATCGACAAGTCTGTGCCTGTCGAAATAACAGGGTCATAGGGACATCGGAAGGTAAACGTGATCGGCGAACCTCCACTTGGAGTGTAGGTGGCCGTAACCAGAGGATCAGTGGGCCGCGCGATGTTGAGCGTGAACCCGTAGCCATTCAATCCATCATTGATAGCAGGGGTGCCAGCGAGGAAGCTTGCTGTCGCAGCCGCACCCGCCGCCTCGTAGGAACAACCGTCGCCAATGGGCGTGTTCCAGATCGAGTCAGCCGCAAAGGGCTGTGAATCGGTGGTCCGGAACAGCGAAGGTAGGTTGGCCGCTGGAACCCTTGAATCAACTGTCGGGGCAGCCGCTTCAACGGCCTGCTCAAGTCGGTTCAGTTTCGCGGCAGTGATCGGGGTTCCACCCTGCCGCCCGTCAACCCAAGCATTGGGAGAGTAACGAGCCATCAACTAACCTCCATCAAGCCGGGAAAACGGAGGTGCCGGGGAACAAAAAGTCCCCCGGCACCGTGGTCATCAAGAACCCGCAGCAAAACCAGCCGCAGCGTTAACCGCAGCCTGGCCCGCACCACCCGCACCCATCGCCATGAATCCGCCATACTCGGCATCCTCAAACGCGGTGAAGGTCAGCGGGTACACAACAGCCGAATCGGTCGCCAACGAAATAGCGTCAGTCTGAGTGACCGAAACCTTCGGGAAGATCCAGTAATTGAACACCTCACCGAACTTGTTCTCGTCAGCCGAGAGCAGGATCAGCGACCAGTACTGAAGGCTCGAAGCGTAAGACTTCTTGGCCTGCCACTCACCATTCGAGTCGGCAACCAGGTCATCCATGTCCAAGCCCCAGAAGGCCGACACGGCGAGATTGCGCGACTCCTGAGGCGAGAACCCAAGGGTCACCGACTCTTCAGTCTTCACGACACGACGCGGACCCATCGAGCCATAGCCGCGAACATCAGCGGTGCTCTGATCCGGAGTGATCGTGATACCGGCCTGCTGATCCAGCTCACCGAAGCTCAGCCAGTTCGTCGGCAAAGCAACCAGATCGCCACCAGCGCCGGTCAACTTGGTGGGGATAGTGCCCGCACCATAAGGGGTTGCGATAACAGCGGCATCGCGCGCCATCACAACAAGGTCGTCGTTCTTTTCCTTGAACGAGAAAATGCCATCAGCCATAACTAGGCCCTTTCATCATGCTTGCAGTTGCCTGCGGATACGCGCATAATCAGGAAGCCCAGCTTCTTTACGCGTAGTCACAACGAACGTCGCCGAAACAGCGCGCTCATCAGGAACCGTCATTTGAGTCAATTCGGGGCCGACAACCTCGGAGACCGAAGAGATATTGAAAATACGACCCGAATCCGGATCCGTAACTATGCCGCCACGCGCATAGGACAAGAGCATCTGCCTGCAATACTCAAGCAAGTCCCACGAATCGGAACGACGCTCGGTGATCGCCCACACCTCAATATGGGCATCATCCATAAACTTCTTCACAGGATCCGCCGAACCGCCAGTGCGATACGACGAAACAATAGGCAGCGACTCCGAATACTCATCCGGAAGATACGCACACCAATACGGCTTGGGGTCAACCAACTTGAGGAACGGCACCAGCATGGCCCGGACAGCCTTCTCGGCATCCTCGTAGCCACCCTCATACCAATCTGGGAATGTGAACGGCATCAGATCGCCTTCAATCCGTCAACGACTTTCTCGAAGGTGAACGAACCCTTGAACGATCCGAAGAACGGCTTTTTGCCGGTAGCGCGAGGCAACTTGCCTCCTGGCCGGCGGGGACCAGCACCCATCTCATTCCACACCGAATAGTCGGCACCCACCTGGACGAAACCAGTCCAGCGCGGATACTCAAACTTGTTCGAAACGCGCGTACCGTGCTTCGCTGAACTAGCCAGTTTGCCGGTCCGCTTCGGAGCCTTCCCCATGTACAGGCCACGCGCCTTAGCCGCGAGCTGCGACATCTCTGTACGCATACGAGGCGAAAGCAACACCTGAGCAAGAGCCGGGTTCGGGGTGGGGTAAATCCTCAACTTCAATCGTTCACGAGCCAAATCAACCCACCCCCTTGAACCTCACCGCCATGCCAGACGCAAAACCCAGACGCGCAACAAACGGCTTACCCTCAACAACAATGCGAGTTCCATCCGGAAGCTCAACACGATCCGTGGGAAGAACATCAGACCCGATAGGCATTCTTAACGTGCCGCGCACCGTATATTCCTCGCGCCGGTCACGATCGCTAGTCGTAGTCTCATAATCAATCAACACGTTCCGAATCGAATGCGACTCAGAGAACTCATCATCACCAACAGGATCGCCAAACTCGTCCCGCACGCCACGACGAAGCACCACAATCGTGCTCGCATCAGCGCCATTGAACAGAAGGTTCATCAGTCATCCCCAAACACGGGCATCGGCTCACCAATCGGCGGGTAACCCCACACCGAATCCGCCGGCCCAATCGAATCCTCGCGAGTCTGCTGAATCGTCCAGAACGTCCGAGGACGAGGACGCGCCTTCTCAAGCAACGCAACCTCTGCGCGAAGGAAAATGTCACCAGCAGTGAAATCTGCCTGCGGGAGAGTGGCCTGGAAAGAACCGGCCTGGTTCACAATGAAACGATCCGGGTTGCGGTACATTCGCATAGCGGCCATCAACACAACATCCACAACGGATTCAGGAACAGGCCCATCCGGGTCAAGAGGGTTAGTCGGATCCGCCCATTCCCGTTCCGCTATGACACGTGCACGGACTGAGGCAGACCAAAGGCAATCCTCAGCCCGTGCACGATCAGTAGAACCAGTAGGAAGATCAATCCCAAGACGAGTGGCGAGCCTGTCTACAGTTGCTAACGCTTCCATGTCAGATCGCCCTATCTAGGATCAGCTAGGGTCCGGAAGAACCAGCTTCGCGCCACGAAGGAATCCACCCTCGGCGACAACCTCGTTGTCAGCGTTCTCATCCGGCTCATCGATCGTGGTGTTGGTACCCGCGTAAACGTGAACCAGCGAACGGTCGCGACCCTTCGAGAAGTCGTAGTCCTTCAGCCAGGTCAGCGAGAGGCCACCCTCAGCGCCGATCGACTTACCCCAGCTCGCGCCATCCGGGACAACCGGAGCCAACCAAGCAGCCGAGAAAGCGCTGCGGTGGATGATGTAAGCCTCGTTCGCCGGGAGGGCGTAGCTCTTCACAACGTTGTAGCCGTTGATGGTTCCGAGCGAAGCGCGGGCCAACAGGCTCGAAGCAATCGCATCACCAGCCGAGCTGGCAGCAATGAACTGCGGGCTCAATCGAAGAGCGGCCTCGAAGTTCGCGCCAACCAACAGGGTGCGGCCATCATCGGGGATGAACGCCTGGCCGAGCAGACGGTTCGCCTCAACGAAAGCGTGGTAGGTCTTGTCCGGGTCAACATCGACAACGAACTTGTACGGAGCGCCCGAAATCTCTTCAGCGATCAGGTTTTCGAAATCGATCGCGACCGAGCGAACCTGCGGGGCAACAATCTGCGAGAAGACATCCTCAACGTCGAGCTTTGCCTTCTCATCCTCAAGCGCCTGAGCGTTGTAGATGCGGTGCTTCAGGTACACGTGAGTCTTCTGCTCACTCATGTCACTGAACTCGATGTTGCGATCATTCTCGGTCGCAGGCCGGATCAGGGTCCGCTTCGCCTTGGTGCGGGCACCGATCTTGATGGTAATCGCATCACCCAGCGCGCCACGGAACTCTTCACCGCTCTTGACGGTAATAGTGGACGGCAGAATGATGCTCCGCTGAAGCAAGTTCAGACTGTAGTTAGCGAGCTTTTCAACCTTGACTGCGTTAAAAGTCATTTGGTTTCCTATCTATCTAAAGGAAATGGATCAGTAGCCGCGCGTCATAAATCGATCAACGACGGACAAATCAATGCCCGTGCCGTCATCGGGATCGACCGCAGGCTTCCCACCACCAGCAGGGGTGGGCTTAGGGGTGGCAACCGGAATCGGTGCCTTAGGCAACAGCTCCAACAGGCCATCAGCGTCAGCTTCAAGCTCGGCCTGAGTGGTGCCAGTCAAACGGCTCGCGAGAGCCTTGGGGATTCCCTTTGCTTCTGCAACCTGTGCACGCAAAGCCTCGTAGGCGTGCTTCTGCTTCTCAGCCTCCGCAGCAGCCAACTTGTCAGTCAATTCCTGAATGGTGGCGTCCCGCTGCTCAATCGCGGAAAGCTCAGCCTTCTCAAGTTCGTCAAGCTTCTCAGCCTTGGCCTTCAGGTCGTCATAGTCGGCGTACTGGTTTTGCACCTGGCCGATGCGCACACCGATCGCCTTGTTGAATTCCTCCTGCGAGGTGATCGGCTTGAATGCCACCTCGGGGGCCTTCGGTGCTTCCGGGGCCTTCGGCGCATCAGGCACCGCAGGGGTGACCGGCGCTTCCGGGGCCTTCGGGGGATCAACAATCGCCGGAACCACAGGGGCGACAGCGGCAGGATCGAAATCAGGAACAGTCAATGGAATCTCCAATATCTCGCAACCCGAAAGTGGGTTGAATGAACGACCCAGATCGGGTCACGCAGCCAGGACTTTTGCCCAAGGCTGAAGATCCGCATCATCACCAATCAAGGTGAGTGCAGACCGAATATCGGGTTCGGGATCCCTGATCGGACCCGACTCCCTACGCAGCGACTCATAGAGCCGCCGATATGTATTCAGCGACGAATCAGACTCCGACGCCTTCTCCCACAAAGAAGCACCCACCCGGGCAGCTTCAGTCTTCTGGAACTCGCCCTCATAGACGGGGACAAGCACACAGCAGCAGTGGTCGTGCACCTTAGCGATACCCTCAGGCTCGCCGGTCACAGCAAACGCAGCGTTAGGGGCGAAAGCTTCACCAGTTCGCCTGTTAACGTTGAAAGCCCTGTTGTTTTGATATGAGCGCGTAGTGAACGGCCCATTCGCGGCCAACAAGGCGCAGAAATAGCACGGGTCAGAGTCCGTGATTCTCTGGTAGCCCGTGATGAGTCGATCCTCACGAACTTCCTGCAAAGCAACCTCGCGGCCACCCTGCATGGCAACCTGGACAGCAGAGCCCAGGGCACCCTTCAAGCCCTTCGCCATAGCCTGATCGGCCGGCGCGGGCATAGCTTTCTTCACCCGAGCAGGACCAGTCGCCAAAAGGCGTGCAGCGGCCTGCCCCTGATTGAATTCCGGCGCAACGCCGGTCGGTCGAGTCCGTGCGATAGCCGCAGTCGTTGCAGCCTGTCGCGCGGTAACAATGTTTGGTCGCGGTGCTTCATCAAGCCCAAGCTGTTGAACCCGCAAGGCCCGATAGTCTTTCAGGAATGTGACGGTCGCCTTCTGGGATGCCTCAAACCCCTTTTGGAGGGTTGGAAGTGTCCCATCGACCCACCACAACTGTGAGTTGTCCAGGTCGGTGAAATCGAGACGCCGGTACGTGCGGATCACGCCCGCCCGGACATCCTCAGCGATCTCTTCCTGTTTCCGCCGATGCTTCAGCATCAGATAGGCGGCAATCAGTTCCCATATCGAGTCATAGTCCTCGGCCTGACGCTTCTGGTCAGTCGCCACTCGTTGAGCCTGAATTCTTCTCAGGATCCACAGTGCCGTTCTCTTCAGAATCGGTCTGGTCGTCCCCGTCGTCCTTCTGCTGCGAACCCGTGGCGTTCAGCTCACGCAGATACACCGCAGTCGGATCATCATCGAGCAAGTGTTCCTTCCACTCGTCAATGTCATCCTGAGTGACACCCGGCAGCATCCGCCACAAAGCGATACGCGGAATGCCAAGCTGCACGGCCATCTTTCCGAGAGCGTCAGCGGCCTGAGCCAGTGAACGGATTTCCATGTCCTGCCACGAGACGCGGGCAAGCACATCGGAAGCCCCTGACAAGTCCCCGGACATTGCCGAAGCCAGTCGGAGTAGCTGTGCGTGTGATGCACCGAACGACACCTGACGCTCGTACACCTTTTGGGTGAGGGGAGCGCGGGCAGCGGACAAAGCATCCGATGACAGGTTGACAAGCTTTCCGGTCAGCAGGTGCGACGGAAGCTGAGACACAGCGGCAAGGTGCTCAACATCGGCGTTGATGACGTTGATGAACCCGTTCAGGTCCGTCTCGTCGATCGTGCCGAACTTGGTCTCGACAGACTCGGCAACGATCACGTCATCCTGGCGGATACGCATCTTCGCCAACCGCGCCTCTTCGGCGTCGGTGATGTCGGTCATGCCCGAGACGTAGAACTTCTTCCACGAGTTGTAGTGCTGAGTGAGCAGCCGGTCGAAGCTGGACTTGTCCACACGAGCAGCCACCACGATGAACGGCTCAACCTCGCCAGGCGCATTGCCGTCAAGGTCCAGAGCGTTCGTGTACCGCACAACCGGAACCACCCCAGCCCCGTGCGGGGCCGTCGAGTGAATCGTCCATTTGCCTTCGTGAAGGGTCAACGAGTGCGCGAACGTCGAGTCGTAGAAAGTGAACAGCTTGCGCTCATTCTCGGCACGATCAACGCGCAACGCGTACACCGGCCAGTCATCAACAGCCGGATCGTCATAAACGGCGAACATGCGCTTCGGGCTCATGCCCTTGATGCGCGCAGTTGGTTCCTGTGTCAGCGGGGAAACGCCAGCCTCAACAAGTGCGTACGCATACCCGTAGCCGAGCGCCGCCCGGTGGATAGCGATCTGATGCTTGTGCATCCCGTTGTCGTTCCAGATACGCCAAGGCCCCGGAACGTCATCGCCAGTGACCGGCGAACGATAACCATCGACGTACATGGCCTGCGCGATAGTCGTAACAACCAACCCCAGCCAAGGGGTGCGCGACAAGGCCAACAACTCTTGCAGCTCGGGGGTAGCTCCGCGCACATTGTGCGGTTCCTGCTCGCCCTTGTACCACTGATCGATCTTCGCCAGCCGGTCGCGTTCCACTTCGTGGTCTCGCCACAACGACTCAGCCTTCTTCACGATCTCTTTAGGATCAGTGAGTTGGTCGTCGTACTCACCCAAAAGCTGTAGCTGCTCAGGCTGTCGCCAGTCCTGATAAGTGATCCTCTGGTTCATTACCAAACCTTCCCGCCACGCTTCGGCTCTTCTTTGAAAGCCGTGTACGCATACAGGGCGTAGGTGGCAGCAACCAGCGGGCTAATGTTCGATTGCATGTCTTTGCGCGCCCATGCCCAAGCGCCTTGATGTCCAATGGTTCGTTTGATGCCCATCTGGACAGCGGTCTTAAGAGCCGGGTCGTCTACCGCTCGGCGGTGCCTCAACTTGCTGTCACATACGACGGCAAGGAACTGTCCACAAGCAGACTTGACGTCGTTGACGTTCATCGCGTTGTACTCGATGCCAAGCTTTTGCAGCTCGGGCACTAGAGCACCACATGGGCCACTCACATCCAGGGCAACAGACTGGGGGTTGTTCTTCTCGACGAGCAGCTTCAGGTACTCGGGCACCCACTGGATACCGTCTTCGAATGCCACACGCTCGATCGCATAAAGGCCGTCACGGTCCTGGCCGGCGGCATAGATAGCCGCTGTCTGCCCTTCCGGGTCGATGTCTACAGCGAACGAAATCCTGTCCCGCAAAGGTCCGGACGAGCCGGGAGCCGGGTCATCGATCTGCCAGTCTTTGTACGCAAGGTTGTCCCACACGGTGGCGGGGATAAGCGAGTCGATGTCCATGCTGGCCCACAGGCCAAGACGTTCACGAGCGAAACCGACAGGCGACAGAGTGCGAGACTCGCCAGCCACATAATCCTCGTCGAGCCGGATCCCCAAAGCCGGGTTGGCCTGATACCACTGGTCCCGGTCATTCGGGTCACAGTCGTCATCGGCCTTCCATTCGAAGTATCCGATACCGTCAAGCTTCGCCTTCCCGGCGTCACTCTTACGGCGCAAAACATCCGAGTCGTCCATACCTGTGGACGAGATGAACCAGATTTGCGGATTCTTGACAGCGGCCTGCGTGGGCGTCATTGCTTCCAACGCATCCTCGGGCAGGTTGTACGCCTCATCAAGGATCAGAGTGTCAACCGTGTAGCCACGGCCCGAGCCGCCAGAACGTGCCACGAAAAGCACACGACAGCCGTCCCGCAATTCCACGGACGTTTCCGCACCAGAGTTCCGGAAGATCAAAGTCTCTTCCATGAGTTCGGGTGTGGATTCGATGAGGTGCTTTAGCCGGCGGTGGCCCTCTTTCGCAGTCTTGTGCTCGTGGGCCGAGTGCATGATGACTTTTTCCTTGAGCAGGAACAGTCCAGCGAGTTCACGAGCCTCAATGATCGATCCCTTACCGTTCTGGCGGGGAACAATCAGCGTCATGTCCGGGGCTGCGAACTTTCCGGTCTCCTTGTATCGGAGGGAACATTCGAGGACGTTTTGCTGCCACTCGTCCAGGTCGAGTCCTGCCAGCCGCGCCAGGATAATGGCGTCTTCGCCGAGCGAGGTGTGGAAGAGGGGGACGTGGTAATTGGGTTTAGGGGGAAGTCGCGCTCCAATTCGAGTCAAAGCGTATCAACCCCTCTTTTTGGCCTCCGCGATTTGTTCGGCGAGAGGCTTGCGTTTTGTTGTTTCGGTTTCGAGCTTTTGGATGCCTAATCCGTGCAGCACTTGACGCAATGCCAAGAGCTGTTGGCGGTGTTCGGTCATCAATGGGTTTGCGATTTCGTCGCCCTTGGCGTTCTCGACGGTTAGAGCAGACATGCTCATCTCATTTGTGAGTTCATCGAGACGGTCGGCGATACGGCACGCGTTGAATAGCAGTGCCTCATATGCGGGGGTCACTTTGCGGATTGCGTGGACACCTGTCCAGAGTTCTTTCCCGGCTATTCCGAGAGATTCAACGTCAAACAACTCGGAATCCCCTTAGTGAAAACGATTGTCAATAAGTCAATACATCTTTCACATTAAGAGCCGGGGGGACACGCTATTTTTTTGAGATTGTTAGCGACGTTTTTGAGCGATGCGGTATACTCTGTTGCGCCCCTCAACAAAAGGAATGGAGAACCTGATATGAACCTGGCGTTTGTGCACGTTGAACGCGCAGTACAGAGTGGCTTTTGGGTATGCGATCTGGAATGTCGCCCAGTGCAGGGCACGGATCGTTCCGCAGGAATGCTCTCAAGAGTCGAATTCACGGAACGCCCAGGCGGAAGGCACCTGGTGGTGGAATACGACGGGCCGTCAATTCGCCGCGTCGTATGGAAGAGCCGGACAGGCTCAGAAACCCCATTCACGCTGGGGGCCTCGCATCAGCTCCGTAAGGAACTGGAAGATGTTTTGGGCATCAGCCCTGGCAAACGCCGATTTAGCTCGTCTACGGGCAACTCAGGGCGTTTGACGTACCCTCTCGGCTCTCCGCATCGGTGGTGACCGGTGAAGGTGTGTAAGACCTGCCGCATCGTGCACACCCGCGAGTACCGCGAGCCCCGACAGGGGTGGTCGGCCCATCGCACCGACGATGACGGAATCCTGCACGTTTGGAACTTCAAACTTGAGAAGTGGGAGGTCGTGGAACTGGTCTGAAACTCCGTACAGCAGCGAAGCCCCCTGGCATCGAGTCAGGGGGCTTCGTGCTACCCAGGACAGGAGGTTGTCAACCATTTGCTAACTACGCCCTCCGTCCGTCCGCTCCAAAACGTGCTGTGACCTGTGCCCCCGGTGGGAGTCGAACCCACACCGGTACGGATTTTGAAGGCGTTTATGTGCGGACATAGCAGCAAGCCTCTGACCAGTCAAGACACCCGAACTACATGCAGGTCAGGGCTGTTGCCGGCGGATTCGGGGTGACCTCTCATGACCTCTCACGACCTCTCATGTCCTCTCGTGGTGTCAACCGTTGCTAACCACACGGATTCTGGTTAGCAGGGTGAGTTGCTAACCGTCTGCTACGCTCCACGCATGGCATGGACAGTGAAGAAACCATCAGGCAAGTGGCAGGGGCTCTACCGAGACGCCAGCGGCAAGGTGAAGTCGGCAGGGATGCACCCACGCAAGCTCGACGCCATGAAGGCCGCATCCCACAAAGAGGCCGTGTCCCGGAAGGACGAACAGGCCCTCTCCGAGGTCACCCTTCAGGAGTGGTACGACGACTGGTTCGAAACCCGCCGCGTCACCCGGAAAACCAAACTCGAAGACGAGGCCAGGTTCAATAACCGGGTGCTCCCCAAGTTCGGTTCCACACCTCTCGCGGAAATCGACCACACCGCCATTGACGAGTGGATCAACGAATTGGCCGCTGAGAACCTTTCTCCGTCCACAATCACGAAGCACGTACACAATCTGTCGGCAGCGATGAAAGCAGCCGTGTACGCGAAGCTGATCCCCTCGAATCCGTGCATTGGGGTGAAGAAGCCGAAGCCGGATCCCACACCCGACCGATACCTCACCCACGACGAGGCGAATGCTGTTTCCGCCCTCCTGACAGGAATGAATCTGTTCATTTGGCAGGTGCTCATTTCCACGGGGGCGCGCTGGGGAGAGGCCGTTGCCCTTCATTGGGATCACGTTGATTTCAAGAACAAGCGAATTGAACTCGTGCTCGCCTGGGATCGGAAATCGAAGGTCTTCACCCCGCTCAAGAATCGGTCTCGCCGTTTCGTCCCGATGAGCGACGAGTTGGAAACCGCTCTTCGTGAGCGGCTGGCGGAATACGGCTACGGCGAGGCGACCTCATTCCCGTACGAGCCGAAGTCACTTACTCCGCGCCACGGGGTGATCCTTTCCGGTCCGTCAGGGATGCCGTGGGCACCCACCAATTTCTCCCACGCGATCATTGCGGCGGGGAATGCGGCCAAGGTGTCCGAGGAAGGTATCGAGCGGATTGTTGGCCCGATGCGCCCGCACGATTTGCGACACACTTACGCGTCGTGGCTTCTGCAAGACGGGGTGAAGCTCGAAGTCGTTTCCCGACTGCTCGGGCATAGCTCGGTGACAATCACGGAACGGTATGCGAGGCTCGGTGACGAGTCGTGGGATTCGGTTCGCCAATCCCTCAACGCCTAGCATCAACAAGCATCAAGAGTTGGAACGGAGAACCCAATGGAATACACCTACGGACGCCAGGCCCGCCACGTCGCACACCTCAACGATCAGACACCGTGGCATTTCGGAATCCACCACACGGGCGGCGGCTGCATGGCCCTGCAAGCCAATCTGAGCAAGGATTACGAAGTTCTCATCACTCACGAGTGCGGCGACATCATTCCCGACGAGCGTTACGGCGAACTCAACTTGAGTGATTTCACGATCCTGGTCGGCATTTACGACCTCCGCACCGGATATGACGTGACCTACTCGATGGCTACCCCGGTTGACTGCCAGCCCTCAAGCGAGACGGACGCGATCATGCTTGCACTCACTAAGGCGCTCGACAACTTCAAGAAAGAGCCCAACGTCGACCTGGACTTGTCCACCATCTACACTGAAATCTGATTTACAACCAACAGAGAACGGAGAACTCTCACCATGAGCACCCAGATTTCCGAAGACCTTGCCATCAACCTCACCTGCCCGGCGTGCTTCTCGAAGCCGGGGGAGAAGTGCACTCAGCCGACAAGTACCGGGCACAGAAATCTCAATACGCTTCACTATGCGCGAACCGCCCTGATGGACCTGCCCGCGATGACCGATAAGCGTTGGGAGTTCCTGACGAGCATCATCGAAGAAGGCGTCAACGGGTCCGCCCCGTGGGCTGACGTGATCGCAACAGTGCGTGCAGGCAATGACCGCATCGTCGCGATGGAGATCGTGGAAGTCGAGACTGGCGAGCGTCACTACATCACCCCGGCTCACATCATCGAAGGGTTCCGGCGCATCAGCTTCGGCCTCACCCGGTACAGCAACAGTGGCTATGTGGATAGCCCGTTCGGGGACACGCAAAGCCGGTTCATTCTGTTCGACCGCACCAATGGAGAAGACTCGGACCTGGATGCCCTGGACTTCGACGCGATCATTCAGGCGGGCATCTTCAACGGGGAGCTGGTGTACGGATGAACCGCTCGGATGCCGTCAAGCTGTACACCACGGCACTCAAAGAAGAGATCGCAGAGGACGACAGGCTCAGCGTGTGCAAGTCCTTCTCCGAATTGCACGACCACACCGACGCCAACATGCTCGCGGACGCGGAACGTGGCCTTATCGAACAGCGGTTCCCGGAAGACGAAGTGCTCGACATCATTGCCGCCAGCCAGGACTTGATAAACATCTGGCTCGCGAACGGCAGGTGGGGAATGGGCTGAAGCGTGATACAGGGAATCTGCATCCGATGCTTCCAACCCGTCACACCAGAAGACCTCTACCGCGACCCGGACGGCAACCTCTGGGACATCTGCACCGACTGCTACGAGAAGGGCAAGCTCTGATGAAAACGCTTCATCCGACCGAAGAGAACATCCAAGACCTGCATTCCGTCCTGGAACGTCTGGATGACTGCGAGCATGGAGATAGCCCGCTCGTGGAGTTCCTTCGGCACGTGCTGCACGTCCTCCAAACAGGCGAATCCGTGACAGTCTGTGCAACATCTTCAACGGAACGTATCCCCAACCCGTTGCCATGATGTACGATCCGGACATGAAAGCATCGCTGATCTTCACCGCCATCTGCGGGATCCTCGCCATCCTCATGCAAGGTGGACCCGCACTCGGCGGCGTCCTACTCGGCATCTTCATGTTCGGATTCATCGGACTCATCAAACTCGCACAAGGTGTCGCAGACGCGGGAGTCCAGGCAGACCGGCAAGCAATGCTCGACAAAGGTTTGACACTGGGCGAAGCCGAGATAGTCGCTCAGCTTCGCCAGCAGCGCAGAGAAAACTTCTAACAACAGAGAATGGAGAAGAAAATGATTCGCATGAAGATCGCAGGAGTCGTCCTCGCTTTGGGAGTTCTCGCCGGGGCCGGTACGGGAGCCGCATTCGCGGACAAGCACGAGCCCTGCCGCATCCCTCTCGGCAACGGCCAGTTCGCCCCCTGCCTTCCCGACTTCCCGGTAGGCCCCGGAGGTCTCGCGGGCGGTGACGGCGGTGAAGGTCAGGTTCCGCCGTTCGAGCATTCCGGCCCGGAGTACAAGAAGCCCAAGCCGGAAGAGGAAGCCCCTGCTGAGCCGACCGAACCGACTGAGCCAACGGAGCCGACCGAACCGACCGAGCCGAGTGAGCCTTCGGGAGAACCTGCAAGCTAGGAGCGGATAACCCTCTCAGTTCGCTTCTGACGGAAACCCCTGGTTAGTACACCTGACCAGGGGTTTTCTGCTGCCTACGGGCCTCTCAGGGCCAGCAATGGCCGGTCTGATGCAGCGCCGGATCTGCTGTGAGTGAAAGGGTCGCT